GCCACCTCATTGGCCGTATAAAGGTTGCTCAACTGTCCGCTCGCAACAAGCGTCCTCGTGTCGTCGAGCATATTTCCGCCAAGGTAGTCGTAGTCCGTTTCCGCAGGAGTCCAGCCTGTATACTCGCTTCCTTCCTCCAACATCGGCATACATATCCATCCGTTGCCCGAGGCAGTATAGCTAAATGTTCCGTCCACAGTTATGCCGTTGTAGACAAAGATATTCACCTCGATAAACTCTGCGTCGCCCGAGTTGAAAGTGTAGTTCTCCTGCCTCCACTGGTTCACCTCGTTCTCCTTCGTCAGCCACTGCATGTTACCCGAGGTGGTAGTAATTAAGTCCCCTCTACCACTATTCAGCGCAGCCATCTTGAACACCTCCGAACAAACCCATAAGTCCTTCGTGTCGCACTTTATCCATGCGGAAAATGTATAATCGGTGTTCTTCTTCACAGCGATGCCGTTGACGTGCTGTCCCCAGAAAAGTCCATTATACTGAGGCTTTCCGTTACCAGTCACCGAGAAGCGGATGGCATTATGGCCGTTCACGCCCTGTGTTATCGTAGGCTGGAAGAGGCCGTCCGAATAATATATATCACCCTTCCTCGTCAGTGCCGTATCTCGCAGTAGGTTATGCCGTCCTTGCTGGCTCTGAGTAACACTGAGAATAATCTCCTTAGCTGTCTGCTTGATAGTAGATGTGTAGGCGTTGAGAACGGTAGGATTACTTCCTTTCAGGTCTTTCTCCAGTGCCTCAAACTTCGACTGGTACTGCTTGGCCGTAGCCTTTACACTGCCCATGTACTTTGTCACATTCACAGAGAATGGAACTTGTGTGGCATAGCTTTTCCCTCCGAGTAAGAATGCGATTGTGATAAATCCCTCGCTCACCGACACCTTGTCTCCGCTCGCCAGAGTGGTTGTGTTCACAGAATTGAGCTTCACCTTTATGTATCCTGTAGCCAAGCTTGCCGCAGCCGTACAGTTCTGCATATAGCTCACCCTTACGTCTGAGCACTCGTTAGTAACATTCTCGCCACCTCTCATCACCATTACTCGTCCTTCTGCCGTGGTGTCCGACACGATGCCGTCATCGTTAGTGTCGAGCACGATGGGCTGTACGAGAAGTATGCTCACTCCGTCCTCTCCGTTAGTTCCGTCTGCTCCAGGAGTACCTTGCTCTCCTTTCTCGCCCTGCGGTCCCTGTGCGCCCGTTTCGCCCTGCGCACCTGTTTCTCCTTTAGGTCCTTGTGGTCCTTCGTCACCTCTATCTCCCTTTTCACCTTTGTCGCCTTTCTCTCCCGACAACACCTTCTGCCAATCACTGCTTGCGTCAGACGGCTCTTGTCTTGTTCCGTTCTCATTGATACAAGTCCACAGGGCGTTGTTATGGTTCACTTGGTCGTAGTATGCATAGCTTCCTTCTTTCCACTCGCCTCTGTAGTTCACCATGTGCATAGCATCCCCAGTCGAAGATACCCACTCAAAGATACCGCTATTAAGCCTTATCCTATCAGGCGAGAGCACGAATACCTCCTTGCCATCATGTGTATATCTGTCTACACCCTTGAAGCCTACGATGCGAGGTGTGTTCTCGCCAGTACTCTCCAGTATCAGCACACCTTTTCTGCTGTAGTCATCTACAATTTGTCCTCCAACATAAACAGCTCTGTGTCCGTCAAGCACAATAGTGTCTCCTGCTTCAGGAATACCACCTATCTCTGCCGTTGTAAACTCCTCAGTCATCGAGTCTAACGACAAAGAGTGCTTGCCGATTACAATCCACGAGAACATCTGCCCGCCATACAGCTCATTGCCATATCCGTCATATATCTTCTCGTTCTCACTCGACACACCATAAGCAGGGATAGTTCGCCAGTAGCTCTTGTTGCTTGCGTTCGTGGTTCCAGTAGCCAACGTTCCGATAGTCTTACACCTCACTTGGTCGCCCTCTCTCCACAGGTTCTGTGTAGCCGTAGTTCCGTCGTCAGCAAGAAGATAACAGAGCCAGCCTTCACACATGTCTACAGTAGTTTCATGCCATTCGCTACTCTCGCTTTCCCATACTACAGGCACAACCTTTACTATCTTGCTTCCTGCGCCCGAGAGATACACATTACCGCCTGCATACGACAGTTTTCTTACCTCCAGTTGATTAAAGATAGCCTTTCCCCAGATGGTAAGATTGGTGACGAAAGCGTGATATTTCTCGTTCTCCTTCTTAACAGCGAAACCCTGCTCAGCCGCATTGTCGTAGTCGATGGACTGCAACGACTCCAAGATGGCCCGTCCTGCCTCGTCTATCAACGCTCCTCCCTTACCAAAGTAAGCACCTCCGTTCAGCTTCACTAAAGCCTCGCTCACCAGTCCTTTGATGAAGGTAATCACGCCTTGTGCGGTGTCATCCTTTAGCTTCGACAGAAAGTGTTTTGAAGCTTCATTTATAGTCGAGTCTGTTATCTGTTTTGATGTCTCGCTACTTACCTTTCCGTTTCCTGACTCAAGGGATGAAATCTGCTGCTTTATCTTAGCCATCGTTCCGACTTCTACATCATTCCTCAGAGTTACTTCATAGGTCGGTATGCCTCCTTCATTTTCTCTTATAACGAGCTGGTCGATGGTCACCTTGCCTCCTATGTGCAAGTCGTCATCGTCAAACTCCATGATGTCGCCGGCCTTCAGCGTGTCGTGAAGGCTCTTGATGGTTCCGGTTTTATCTTCAGTCGCTTGGTCGTTTTGTCTGGCCATAAACACTTCGTCAACCTTTGGCTGGTACACATACCTTGTGTAGTCGTTCTTGTCTATGTAGGCAATGGCATATTTCAGAAGCTTTAGTGACGCTGCGTTCACATAAGAGTCGGGTAGGGTGATACCTGTCAGCACAAAGTGATCTCCTTTTCTGATAGGATAGTCTTTGTACGGGAACCACAGCTCCAAGGCATCGTCCTTTACTCTCTGTATGGTTAGCCTCCATCTGCCGTTCTCTTTTACCGATGATGCTACCTTAAAGGTCCTTCCTCCACACATGCCATCCTTCATGGCGATAGAGAAATCACTGTCCTTCAGGTCGTTGATGTCGAAGTCGATAGACGGATTCAGGTAGATGTCAACATTGTTTACAGTCTGTCCGTCTTCAAACCTTCCGTTGTCATTAGGTGCAACGCCCTCGTCAATCTCATCCACACGCACGCCACCGACAACCATTTCTTCGATTGTAGGGTATATCTCTACGATACCGTTGGTCTTGTCATCGTTATCAAAATATTGCGATGCGGAACGCAGACCAATCTGCTGTATGTTCACAGAGTCAATATAGGGTCTGTGTGGATTGGTCGAAAAGACGTGCTCCTTGCCTGTTGGGTTTACATATTCCTTGTCTGCCTTACTCAGCGAGTTGTAGTAGTCGTTAAGTGAAACATGGGGGAATCCTGGCAACATCAGCCTGTTGATAGACATGTTGTTGGGAAGATTCTGCGCATACTCCTTCATTGACGATGGCACCGCCTTAGTATTCAGGCCGCCAGTTATATACAACTTTCTGTTTCCTGCGTTTACCTGTGCGATAAACCTGTCAAGATTTTCTTTTGACGGCTCGTCTCCGTTGTCTTCCATGTTGTTCTTCACTTCTGAGTATAACATTACGGCCTGCCCGCTGCTCAAAGCTGTCACAACACAGGTGATGACCGTCTGAAAGTCAAACGTCACCTTCAGGACGTATCCGTATGTCTGTTCTTTACCAGTCCCGTCATTAGGTACGAAAACTCTTGGGATGGTGAAATAATTGTCAATGTACTCCATGTCGATATACACTGACAGATAACTTGTTGCAGTGTTCACCTCTGTGATGTTACAGAAGTACTTTGTGCCAAGGTCTGCGTAGTAGTGAGATGGGAGGTTCTTTTCTGAACCGTAAGCTCTTAGCCTTGTCACGATTTGCTGTTCTGAGTCTGCATTTTGGATCAACTCACTCAATCCTTTTCCAAGTCCGTACTTGAAGATATGGCTTGCCTGTATTCCGGTAGTACCGACATATATGTTTCTCCCTCTGACGATGAAGTTTATGTCCCACTTCTCGTTCACAAGCGCAAGGGCCTGCCAACAGGTCTGCGAATCCACTGTAATGGACATCGATTCGATGACGTTATCGTCTGTTTTCTCACCATAAACCGACAACCACTCGCTTTCGAGGGCTCCACGCTGCACGGAACGCTCCTTATTACGGGAGTAAATCTTCCAAAGACCTGCACCAATCTGCTCGTTTAAGCATGCCTGGATTCTGTCGAGCAAATCATCCAAAGTCTGTACATAGAATGAGAATTTCGGTAGGGCAGTGTAGTGAAGCTCGTTGTCATTCAATACTACATCGTAGAACTCCGATCTCGACAACTCGTCCTGCAACGCATTGAACTTTACGCTGTCATACGCGAAGCCCTCTCCGTATGTGTTTAGACTTGCCTTTTTGTCTTTTCCTGGCTCATAGTTCAACTCGAAGCGCTCTCCTCTGTATATGATGTAGTCGCCTATCTCAAAGTTGATTGGAGCGTTGTTTTTGAAGTCAATGGTAAGGAAGCAGTCTCCCATCCATTTGTCTGAGTACTGCAATCCGTGAACGACAACCTCGTCATCGTTCACGTCTGTAAGCTTTGTTCCGTCCTTATGATATATGTTCCACCTACTCATGTCTGCATCAGGTTAAGTTCGTTATGTTTCCGTCCGCACCCATCACTGGCTTAATGTCTGTCACGGGGTCATTAAACTTAAAGGTAACACTCATCACCAATAAGTCTTCATTCTCTGGGTCTCTGTACAGCACAGGGTCTATGCTTTTCAGTCTCACGTGCTGCCTGCCAATCTTATTGAAGTCGCAGTACATCTTCATCATACCTGTTGTTCGTAGATAATTCACGAAGCTCCTGCATCTCTCGTTCGCCCCATAAGCTTCTCCCTTAAACAGGAACTTTACCTTGTTTTCGTAAGATGCCATGTACAGGCCGTCTTTGCCTATATATTCATCGTCTCCGTGCTCGTCATACCAGCTCCTCTTTACGGGTTCTTTCACTGCGTCGCATGGCTTGAACGGACTCTCGCTTACGTACATGCCGAAATCGGTTATAGTGTCCATTACCTTGGCACCATCACCTTCTTTCTGCATATAAATTCTGAAATAATCTTTCATAACTCAAAATCAATTATTATGATGCAAATATACAAAATGTTGCATAAATATGCAAGATAATTGGATATTATTTGTATATTTATAAATTATTTCGTATATTTGCATTGGGATAGGTCGGAGTAGCTACCGACTGACAAGGCTAATCCAATGGGCTTTCCCTTCTCTTTAATCATTGGAATAATTTTAATCATTGGAGGAAGAATAATGGATAACTATGTTATTTTGGGTCAATATGGAGACCGAATTTTGTGCTTAGATGGCGAAAAATGGAAAGAAATAGACGGGTACGATGGAAAGTATGCGGTTTCTACATGTGGAAGAGTTTTCTCTTTGACAAGAGTTAGATACAATACACCAGGAGGTAAGGTGTACAAAGGAAGGATGCTGTCACAAAACAAAATGAAAAGTGGCTATCTTGGCGTTGCACTTCTTTCTGATGGAGCTCACAAACTCCTCAAGGTTCACAGACTCGTAGCACAGGCTTTCGTACCGAATCCACTCAACAAGCCACAGGTTGATCATATAGATGGAAATCCTAAGAATAATAACGTTTGCAATCTAAGGTGGGCTACGGCAAAAGAAAACGTAAACAACCCAAATACTATTTGCCATAAAAAGGAGCTAATGTTTAGAAGCAAAAATCCTATGGCAAGAGCTGTTTATGGTGAAAACATACAGACAGGCAAGAGAATATACTTTGATTGCATGGAATCTGCTTGTGATTTTCTTGGGGTAAAATATCAAAAATATATAGGACTTACGTGCAGAGGGAAACGTTCGGAATATAAGGGGTACGTATGGCATTTTGCATAAAAAATATGGCGTGTCATAATAGACACGCCATATTTTAGTTAATTCTTATCTTTTTCGTTCCGTTTATAACAGAATTGAAAAGATAATCAATATGCTCTGCGGCATCAGCACTACGTAATGTATTTTGCGCTATTTGGTTTAATTGTGTTAATTGCGCCTTCGCAATTTCACTAATTTCAGGAATTTCTTTTGTTACGGCATTCTTTATAGTCGTAATGTTTTCCATATCAACAGCACAATATTGTCTGATGCTGTTTATATACGATGCAATCAGGTCTCCTGTCTCTTCCGTTATCCCTTTTACAGAATTTGTAAGAGAAGAACTGCTGTTGTCGCTCCATCCGTAGTACCGCTTGAGATAATCTCTTGATGCCTCTATCTGCTTTGTCACGTCAGCAAGGTCTTTGCCTATCTCATCCATCTCTGTGTTGGTGTACTCGGACATTACTTTCCCCGTTGTTGTGTCAAGCTTCTTTTCCGTACCGCCATTAGGGTCGCCATACTTCTTGGTCTTCTCTATCAGAGCTTTTATCTTCTCTCCATAAAGGTTCTCTATCATGGATTTCAAGATAACATTCCTTAGATTTTCCTCGAAATGGTCCACAAGGTTATCCGATGTGTTCGACATCGTGGCCATTGCGTCACCCCAGGCGGAAACGAGGTCGGAATACTTGTTGCCGGTAAGCTTCTCAGTCAGCGCTTCTATCATGTCCTCCGACTTCTCGCCGTACTCTATCAGTTTGTCAAGATAGGTTCTTGTATCTTGGTCAAGATTAGCCCAAAGTTCGGCATAGTCCTTCTTTATCTGCTGAAGCACCTTGTAGTCTATATCCAGAATATCAGTCATATTGTCAAACTTCACGCCGTATCTCTTGGATATTTCGGGGGCAGCTTCTTTCCACCCACGCTTCTCCCAGTCTCTCACCTTGATAGAGTGACTTCCTGTCGAAGCACCTGAGTTGAAGTTCTTCATGGCGATCACCTTCGTCTGCTTTATCTCAGCTTCCAGCATCTCCTGGGCTTCCTTTGAGGCGTTTGCAGCCTCAGTACCCCAGTGAATGTTCATGTACTCCGACTTCTTGGAGATGAGAGAATCCCAGATCGAAGAAAGCGTTTCGTACTTCTGCTTCGCTTTGTTGTACTCTGAATAATCTGCTCCAAAAGCCCCTATCAGAGAACTTGCAACGCTTAAACTCGCACCAACAGCAGCTCCATAAGGAGCAAGGTTACCAAGACCCAAAGCATTCAGTCCACCAGACACCTGCGATGCCGCACCAAGTGCATTGCTTGCGCCTCCCGTTATCTGCCCGAGAATGGAATCTTCTTCACCCATAGCCTTAAACAAACCTATCACTGGATCAAGAGCGCTTTCCAATGCCTTTAACTTTCCTGCAAGCGCATTGATGGCATTCGATGAGTCTGCATATTTTCCTTTCTGTTTGCTCGCAAGCTCATCTTTGCTATACCCGGCAGCACTCCATTCTATACCCATCTTCTTGGCTTGTTCTGCGGTAGGCACATACTTTTTGCCATTCATGTACTGCACACCGAGGTTACCTTTCAAGTATCCTCCTATAGCGTTTCCTTGATTTACGGCCCCGAAGATGTATGGTAGTGGGTTTCTGTCAATGTCCTCTTTTCTTAGCTTGTCGAGGGCATCTCTCAGTTGCTTCACTACTTCTACCGATAATCCCGTCGTTCTCGAAAAATCGTCTATCTTCGTAATCATCGAGCTGATGGTAGCAGAAGATACCCTGTCAAGGTCATCAAAGATGGTAACCCAGTCAGATTCTTGTTTGAACTGCTCAAACTGAAGCTTCGCCACATTCTCATTGTGAGTCTTTGTGGCACCGGCCTTGGCTCTGTCTCTCATCTGTGGGTCTTCGATGCCCTTGATGAGTTCAAGCTGTCTCTCGTATTTGCGATTCTCATCCTCAATCTGCTGGGCAATGGTAGCGTTCTTCTCTATCAAATTAGCCATCAGGTCGATGGTCTCCTTCTTAATACGATTCGTTTCTTCCGTCCATTCCTTGTAGATAACAGAAGCGTTTTCACTCTCATCGCCGACATGTTTCTTGAAGTCGCTCTCGCTCATCTTTAGCACGTCGTCGGCGCTGAGATTCTGGCCAGTCCTCTGATTATGGTCGCCTATGGCCCATTTCATCTGTTCCTTCAGATAGTCTTGATAGGTTCCAGACTGCACGTGCCCGAAGGCGAGGAGCGATGAACCTTCGCTGTTGCCTGTCAGCTCATATATCTTCTTGTATGTTTCGTATTGACTTGAGAGGATGTTTAGCTGTTTTGACAACTGACTGTTGGTCGACTTGATGCGCTCTTCCTCGATACTCCTGTTCTTGGCATGAATATCTGCAAGCTGACTTTCTTTATACTCCTTTCGCTTCTGCGTTGACGACCGTACGCGTTTCATCAGCTCTTCTATCGACACTCCGTAAGTTCCAGGGTCCGAAAGTCCCCAAGATAAAACAGAGTTCTTAAACTCCTTGTCGTGTCTTATCTGCGCCATGGCTCCTTCTTCTCCGTACATCCTTCTGTACTTTTCGAGTTCAGCGTAGAATTTCTTGTAGAGTTCGACACGCTTCCTTAGAGTTTCGAGCTCTTTGTCCTCCTGGTTTCCGGTATTCCTGGTTCTTCCTTTCGGAACCTTATTGGACTTTTTGCCGCTTCCTTCATAGTCGTAATAAAGCAAATCTTTTGCGGCCTGCTTTACCGTCTGCCAAGCCGTATAGAGTTCACCGGCATTTTTTGCTTTAGAAGCCTTAGCGGAAAGATACTCGTTCTTTGCTTTATCAATATCAGACTGCGCTGCATTTCTGGCGGAATACCAGCTATCCTCTTTGCCCCACTTTTCTGCAAACGCTTTGTACTTTCCTGATGTCTCGCTCATAATGAGACCGCTATATCTGCTTGGTATTCTTTTCACAAGCTCACTCTGCAAGTTATTCAGCTTTTCTCCGCCATCAAGAACGAGTCTGATAACAGCCTGAAAGTTGGATGCAGCAAGCATATTCTGAAGAGTATGTTCAAGTTCAGAATATTGCTTAACGAGACCATTCTTGGCATCATTCATCAGCTCCTTCACCTTCGCCTTCTCCGCGTCGTTAAGTGGCATACTTGCCTTTATCTTTTCTCCAATCATGGGGAAAGACTTATCAATCAAAGCAATCATACTATTAGATACCTCTGTCTGCAACCATGCGCTCTTGTCTCCACATCCGAATGCCTGCAAGATAGATGCTCTGATAATATCCGCCTTATCCTCTGGAATACCCATTGAGGAGAATATACCACTCATTGCTTGCATGGCAGCCTCACGCATTTTTTCATCTTTCCCGATATCGCCGAACCTCTTCGCGAGCTCATTCTTCAGTGATTCTATATAGTTGCTGTATGCAGTTTCATGATCATACAACCACTTATATCCCGCGGAATCGTCGTCGGAGGACATAGCTGCAACACGCAGTTCTTCTCTCTTCTTGAAGGCATCAATAACATCTTCCGTTGCATCACTCAAATCCGAATAATAGCCTCTGTTGTTGAGCTTTGCGCTCGCAATGTCATTTGCCTCCTTGAGAAGTTTTATTTCTTGTTCGAGATATTGCAGCCTCTTCTTGTGATCGTTCTCCTCGTTCGCTGTCATCAACATGTTCTTGTAACTATAAGGAGCAAGTTCTTTCAACTTTTCCTTGTAGCTATCAATCATATTGTCAATCTCCTTTGTGTCGCCACCAGATATTGCGATGTTCACGTTGTTATCACGGAGAAAATCTCTTATCTGCTTATTTTTGTCGGCTATCTCGTCCTGAGTCTGATTAATCTTTTGACTGAGCTCCTGATACTCACTGATAGCGTATGTGATGCCAAAAGTAACAGCAGTAACGATAAGACCAGGTAAACCTCCTATAGCCGACCAGATTCCAGCAGCAAGAGTCTTAACTCCTGTACCTATAACTCTAAATGCAGCCAAAGCCGACGTCTGGAATCCTGTCCACACATTCTTTAAAGAAGAAAAAGTGGTAGTAAGAGACATAGAGCGCATTGTCGCCAATGCACGCAGCAATTCCATCCTAACAGTCTTCTCGCCGGTCTGTCTCAGCACAATACCTCTGTAAATATTATACTGCTCTGCCGTGATTTTGCCTGACAATCTCAACTGATTAAGCTTCTCTGTAGTTAATGCTTTTGCATTAGCCAACGCTCTCAAATCAGCACCTGTAATCTGATTCTTCGTTGCGAGAATTCTTTGCTCTATCTGTGTTAGAGCCTGACCCTGCAACACCTTATTCTGAATATTAAATGCGAGATTTGCCTTATTCGAAAGAAAGCTGGAAGCCGTATTTCCTGCCGCCATCTTCTTGAATGCGTAGCCGGCGAATATTGCACCAATAGGCATCGCAAGAGTGTGCAGAGACTGAACCAGAGCTGTTGCTCCATCAATGGCGGTCTTGAAGAACTTACCAACGAGCGAATCACCACTCGCAAACTCAGCAAGCATGATCTCCCAGGCATCCTTCAGTTTATTGTAGCGTCCGAGCAAAGTCTCACTCAGAACCTGCTGCATGTTATAGAACTGACCGCCTGCATCTGTCATCTTCCAGAAGATAGACTTTACATCATCGAAGCTTACCTCTCGGTTAGATATACGTGTTTTAATCTCTGATGTTGAGACATTTCGACCCTCTTGCTTAGAGTAGAACTCAGACAACTTTTCAAGCAGAGGAATACCTGCATAAGCAATCTGACGGAGCTCCTTACCATCGAGCCAACCACGAGCCTGTACCTGACCAAACGCCAATGCTATACGGTCAAAGCTAACACCAAGGCCGGAAGACATATCCGCAAGCCTCTTGGTTGTGTCATAGAGCTGGTCGTACTCAACTCCATACGCAGCCAACTGCTTAACGTCTCGGTTCAGCTCAGAGAACGTAAATGGCGAATTAAGAGCGAGTTCCTTAATCTGATTGAACATCGTGTTCGCATTCTGCATGTCACCAAGGATGGATTGGAGAGCAATATGCTGCTTTTCCATCTCACCACCAGTAGTGATGATGCTCATAGCAAACTGCTGTGCGCCGAACACAAGACCTCCCTGCAAGAAAAGTGACTTCAAATCCTGTACGGTTGAATTTAGCTTTCCTGCATGACTGTTGGCTCTCTCGAAGCCGCGGACCAAATCAGACTGAATTCTTGCAGCCGTCTGAGCAATCTCCTGCTGACGCTTCCGCTCAAGCTCAACGCCTCTTTGAACCTCTTGGTTTACTGCCCTCTGATCTTGAAGAACCCTCGAAGCTAATGTGGTATCGTGACCGCTTCCCATATTGCCAAGCGTACCGAGGCTGTTCTTCCAGTTCCCTGAATAAAGTTCTCCCCTGATATCTCTAAGGGTTCTCATTAAAGCAAGGAGTCTGTTAATCTCGCCTTCTGCCTTGCTTACATCTGCGCCGATAGAGATACCTCTGCTGTATTCTGAGCGAAGCTGGCGTACTTTATTGCCAAGAGAATCATATCGGCGTTCGGTGTTCTTCAACTCAGTCTGGCGCTGCTTCTCGGCTGCAATATCTTCACGCTTCGCCTTGGCAGCATCTCTTGTGGTCTGAGCTTTCTTCTCTTTAGAAGTCTTTTCGAGATTAGAGTAATATTCAGACATTCTTTTCTGAATGTCGTCCTGCCTCTGCTTCTGAGGAGTCTGACCTATCAAGTCTTTGACATTTGCCTGGCTGACACGGAGAGTATCGTAAACGTTCTGAAGAGCTGTTATTGTACCCATCAGTTTCTCAGCTTCAGCATTGGCTTCCTTCAAGCCCTGCTGTCCGAAGGAGACACCTTCCTTCGTACCTGTTCCGATAGCGTGCTGGTACAGGGTAATGTCCTCTCTGACCTTCCCGAGTCTTGTAAGCAAGGTATCTATCTCTGCCTTGATATTCTTCAGACCCTGATCGTTCTTGAAGAACGGAGATATGCCTGCCTTCTCTGCAATTTCTTTTTTGAATTGATCGGTAATCTGCTTTACATCACGGAACGTCATTTGGAGAACCTTAGCATAGTCTTGCAAAACGTTTGCATAGTCTACGCCGCCACCTCCGCCTCCCTGCGCTTTATTCTGTAATCTATAAAGCTGATTATTGACATTCTCAAGCATCAACTCAGCCTCCTTAAGCTTCGAGGTATCAACATTAGGGTTAAGTGAACGCAACTCCGAAATCTTACTGCGTTCTATGTTGATTCTCTGTAGCATATCGAGATAGGAGAGGGCGTTTTTTACCGCCATCTGCAAATCTTTAGCTTCATCGCTCTTGTCGTTTTTTTTGAGTTTGGAAATCCTTCTGTTTATCTCATTGAGAACATCGGCAAACTCTTTGGCTTTTTCTGCCTGCTCCTTGAACCCGGACTTCTTAGTTCCGAATCCCTGGAGAGCACGAAGAAGTGAGTTTGCGGCGTCGTCTCCTGTCTTAAGCTTGTCGATGATTTTTTGAAGTTCCTTAGATGTATTATCCTTCACACCAAGCTGAAACCACAAGTCACCTAAATTTCCGTCTGCCATATCCTGAATATTTTAAAATTAGAGTTCATTGTTTAAGTAATCAGTAAGATTTATATTCTTACCAACGAGGCTTCCCTTATTCTTCCTTTTCTCCATCCATCTGTCATAGAGGTCATCCATCTCCTTTAACGTGTGCTTCTTCGGCCCGCTTTCCTTCTTTGTCTTTGGATAGACGACAAGAGGCTGGTCTGCCACCATGAGGTCAATCTGCGCCGACGAATAGCCCCACCAGTAGTCGTAGGCTGCGATGAAGTACTTGCGATGGAAGAGAAAGCCAAACTTCTCCGCTAACGAGAAGGCTGCTCCCCAGCTTGTTCTGCTTGGATAGCTCTTACTTCGCTCCTCGTCATCGTCATCATCACGTCCGTCATCCCTGTCGCTAATATGGTAGTCAGCGAGAATGCGTTCGATGGAATTTTTTTTTTAGAAACATCGAGAACTTTCAGTACCTCTACCACGTCTACGTCCTTGATGTAGTAGAGCCAACGCCAGTAAATCCAGTAGAAGGCTCGTATCTTCCAGATGTTGTTGAGGAGGATACAGACGCAAATCTTGACGTTGCGCTTCCATTCGTTCTTCTCCTTTATCTTGATATGGGTGCATCTTCTCATTGTTCCCTTTCTGAGCCATCCTATACGGTGTTTCTTGCCACGGAACACTACCTCCGTCGGTGTGTCACCAATAACGCTGTCAAGCATCTCCTGCAAGTCCACCGTAGGCTGCTCTATTTTCTTTTCTTCTGCCATGATTGTATGATTTTTTAAACGAAGAAGGGCGGCACGGCTGTTATCATAAGCCTGCCGCCCAACGGTTGTTATCCTGAATCTAATTACCTATAGACTTCTCTTTAATTAGCCGCCAATACCAGGAGCTGTAGCCTTGGTAAGCCAAGCGATGCTGCGCATGCCTGCACCCTCGATAGAACCGGCGAACTTGAATGCAACTGGCTTTGAACCTGTGTCATCCCACTGCAACGTTGCATAGAGGGCAATGTTTGTCACGATCATAAGGTTCTCCTTCTCGTCGTCAACGATGACGATAGTACCCTTGATCTTGAACTTCTTTGGCGCAACTGCAACGCCGGCAAAACCGGTAGTAGCATCGAGTGTCTCGTCACCAGTACCCTTCAAGGTAACCTTGGTCAACTCTGTGATTGCATCCTCACCGAACATGATTTTCAACAAGTCCTTTGCCTTGGAAGGAACAACGAACTCTACGTTGAAGTCACCGAGTTCTGCGGTAGTTGCCCAGTCACCGGCAAGGCCGATAACCTTGTAGTGATTGATGGTTGGATCCTCCATGGTTGCCTTAAGGGAATCAACCTCCACAGGAAGCTCAATCTCTGGTGTGATGTCTACTGAAGCCTTGCTCAAGTCTGTGATAGCCTTTGAGTAGAGCAAAGTCTTAGGACCATTGAAAATGTCCTTCATCTTGTCAATAGTTGTCATAGCCATAATCTAAAATATTTTAAATTGTTATACCTGAATACTTATTTTGTTCTCAATCGTCCTTGTATGATGGTGACAGAGTATCCGTCTCCGTCATCTGTTTGCATGGTTATCATCGGATTTGTTACGATGATGTTTTTGGTGGAGATTGGAAATCTGTCCATAACAGATTTTACTTTATCGTCTACTTGGGATACATCGAGTGCGTTGGGATTGTCTGCTGAGACCTTATCCTTCACGTACACTTCTATCTGTAGGGTGGTAGAATAGTCGTTATACGCACCGTCAGAGTTCATCTCGTTGTTGTATATAGAAGATGGAAAGAAGACAACGATATAACTGTTTATCTTCTTGTCAACAGCCTTTGGGCGGTTGCGTGGGAACACCTTGTCACACACACCTTTCATGGCGTTGCCCACATCGAAGTATAATGTCTTAATACTTATCATAATCACACCTTCTTAAAGTATCTGACTAAATAATCTCTGAGCGACGTGATAACATCGTGACCCTTCTTTGCCTCAACGAATCTTGCATAATCAACTCCGGCAACAAGCAACATTTGCCAAGTGGAATCATACTTTCCTTTGCCATGTTCGTTGTACAAGAGTTCATCTTCTGCCGTTGCAGGGCCGTTCTGTCCACCTTCTCCATATTCACCCTTATAAGGCCTACGTCCGCTATCTTTGAACGAAAACGAACTACGATAGTATCTGTCAAGATTATATCGCTCTCCTTCTGCAAGGGTGGGACGTGTTGGCTCAGGGCCTGGGGCGTAGTGTATCGACTGCAAGGAGCCTTTGTAGTATGTACCTATGGCGGTCGACTTATACAGGTTACCTGTAACGTCGTTATAGTCACGTGACTTATCTGCCGCATGCATTGTCATTTCTGCCGCATTGTCCATCTTTTGCTGCATCTTCTGTACAGCCATCTGACGGATTTTCTTTTCTATTTCCACGAACTGACCTGCCAAACTCCCCATAGCCTAAACTCTTATATATTCCCAGTAAACCACAGTCCTGTTATTATCCGGTTCGCAGTCTTTTACGATGCCTACTTCTGTATTGTTGCCAATAGTTGCGTAAATGGTGTCTCCGTCAAGAGGACATCTGCCAGCACCCCATTCGTCATATCTGACAGGAATCGATGCTTTCCTCTTGTTCTGGTCTACATATTTATCGCCTTCAGTGGTAGTGTCCGTATAGCTGCGACCTTCGCCTTCGTAGAGAATGATTTCCATGTCCTCTCCGACTGGAGCATCATCATCGGCGAATGGGTCATTAGCATCTGCTTTCCCGACGACCTTCCTCACGATCTTGATGTTGTGAGGGTATCTTGGGTTCCTGATATTCTCCTTTTCCATACGCCTTATTTGATGATGTGAGGGAGTGGTCCTCCATAAGGTGAATAATTCGCCCTCTTTACTCCATGAGAGGTCACCCGGAAGGTGGATTTTTTCTTGAGCATCGAGTCGGGTTCAAGCTCCTGGTAGATAGCGTTAGCCTCCGCCTTCATGGCACTGATATCATCGCCCGAAATCTCATATCCTCCTCCAGAGTGCGTCCAACCATTGTCGGAATCAGAGGTGTTGTTCACCTTGCTTGGGCCAAGACAAAACCACTTCAATGTATCGGCGTATGCTAAACTCAGCACGTCAGCGTCACAGTCACACATCAGCGACTCCGGCTGTATGCTGCGGGTAAGCATGATTCCCAACATGGTCTTCTTTGGCACCTCAAACTTCACCCTGTTGATAAGGTAGTCGTATGCAGTGTAAACTTCCATCTCTGATTCCATAACCATACAATCTAATTACGTTAATAGTTCCAAGACCGAAATTAATCAGTCTTGGTAATGTCCATAATGCAATGGTCTGGGAAGTCGATGAGAGCTGGGCAAGCAGAGAACATGATGTCTGTGTGCCACTCCATGTACTTACCATTAGGAACCGTTGAGTTCATCAACAGACCGAGGCCATCGTTGGTTGTACCGAACAAGGTAGAAATTGCCTTGTTGCCAGCATACTCAATCAGCTTTTTGTCGAGGCTGTCTGTACGCTCGAACTCACAGGCATCACCGGCAGGACGGAGAACAACGATGTTGTCAGACCAACCCTGCTTGTACTCATCGGTTGTATGAGTAAGGTTGCGTTCCTTCTCGGTCACAATCTCGATAGGTGATACTCCCTCGAAGTCAACGAATGCCTTGATGAACTGCTCTTTGCTGATAGGCATTGTCTTGGTAGAGGCAATGTAGTTCAGCTGACGGTAATTGGTAACGAGCTCGCGGACCTCTGCGTTCTTCAAGAATACATTATAGAATGTATTGCGAGTCATCTGCCAGATCAAAGCACCGTCGAAACCACCGCGTGTCTCACGATACTTAGCCTCCTTCTCCTTCATGTAGGTAAGGATGGTAGCAGTAGGGTCAGCCCACTTCTTAGCGCCACCATTGATGAAGTTATCGCCATACTCGATAGGGTCGATAGCCCTGTGCAATGGGGTAGAGATACCACGGCCAATGCCTGAGTAGTCAATCTTACCGGTAGACATCAACTGAGCGGTCATAAAGTTCATTGTGGCATCAACAGAGTCGATACGGGTCTGAACCTCATCACACCAGTCTGCCAAGATATCGGCATCGTTACCGAACTCCTCGAACTGCTTGATGCGTGCATAGCGCTCAACTGCGGTCTCAACGTAACCAGGAGTGATGAAGTCAGGGATAGAAGCGGTGTAAAACTTGTGTCCGTTCTTGTCCATCTGGTTAGAATCGCCGAGAGGAGCACGGAGGTCAGCCATAGGAGCTGCCTTCAACTTGCGTGCCTTGACGTTGAATGTTGCCAAGCCATAGTTGTCGGTAGCTGTCAGGAACGAAGCGTTGTGTCCCTGTGTCTTGTACCAACCGTAGTTAGTGAAGAAGATTTCCTTTTTGTCAAGGAAACTCTGCAAATATGCCGCATTCTCCTGAGAACCGAAGAACTTGGCAAGTCGCGAATTATTAAAATCAAATTTTGCCATAATCCTGAATCAATCTTTAAGGTTAATAATTAGAGATGGAACCATCCGTTAACGCGACTCTTGTTGAGAGCCTTGATTGCAGGAGGGATTGGAGACATCCTGTCGATATACATAACGGTGTCATCGTTAGCAAGGAATGGGGTAAGCATATAGCGAGCACCATCCTCGAAATCTTCACCTGGGGTGAACAGGAAGTCGTAGTCGCACTGAGCATAACCGTTAGGGTTGGTTACCATAGGCTTCTGTTTCGCGCCGGCAGCTGCTGCCTCAACGAGTACCGCATCCTTCGCTACAACACCGAGTGTTGCTGACAAAGTAAGCTTCCATACGTCTGCGCCAGCCTCGGTTGTCTTCTCAACACCCGTAACCGTAACTGCTGTACCTGTGCCATCGAGAGCGTCAGGAGCAACCATGATATTGTCTCCAATGAACGGAATGTGCTTGTAGCCATCACGTACAATAAGGAGAGTTGTGTCAGTAGCACCGGTATTCTTTGCACACTGGTAAGACTTAACAATCTTAACAGTTGCGCCTGCGTTGCCATAGATGCCAGGATCATACTCCAGGAAGTCACCGGCGTAAATCTTTGCAGGACCCTTGAAAGGGTTGAGCAACTTACCACCAATTGTTGGAGTACGGAAAGCATCCTTTGCGGCGCCAATCAACTTGACGAATACATAGCGGATACCGCCGATTTCGCCACGAGCCTGGATGAGGGAACGACCTGGCAAGAAGCCGCTACCATTCATCCTTTCACTGTAATAAGGAGAAACTGTTCCCATAATCAATAAATAAATTTGTTATCCTGAATACTAATTGTTATTCGTCCTTTGGCTTGTGTCGAGATCTGATAGCTGCAACATCATCGAACTCGTGTTCGTCTACGGTTCCGGTTCCTCCGGCTCCGCCACCTCCGCTTCGAGGCTTTGTTTCTGGATTGATACCCGCTTCCTTGAGGTCAGCATTGTAAAGAACCTCTGCCTTACCGACAAGATCCTTGATGTCAACTTCACCATCTGGAATCTCAAGCTTATCCAAAGCTGTCTTAACGAAAAACGAATTCAAAGGAATGTTGGCTTTCTCAAACTTAGCCTTAAGACCTTCCTTAATGGAGTTAACCAACGCCTTCTTTGCGTCAGCTGCTTCCTTCTGCTCTCGCGCATCACGCTCCTTCTTGACTTCACCGATGAGCTTTTTAGCCCACTCAGGCATGTCCTCCTCGTTAGGAATTTCCTCAGACAATTCCTCCTCAGACTCAGTTTCCTTAGCCTTCTGGCGTTCCCTTGCCTTCTTTTTGTATTCCTTAACTTGCTGAGAAACGTCAGAATGGAGATTGCCGTCCATGCGTTTCAAGCGATTTGTAACCTTGGTTACCAACTTGGCGTTTGCAGCTTCGTCTTCACCAAAATCTTCGAGTACATCATCAAGTTCTTCATTGATGGTTTTCTCGCTAATTGTCAACTTGGTACTACCGAGCTCCTTGTTGACCAATGCTAAGAGTTCTTCTCTTGTCATGTTGTTTTTGATTAAAAATGTTATTCTAAAAGTGGTTCTTCCACTTTAAAATGTATAAATATACCTTTTATTTTGCAAATATATGAATAAGTATGCAATTATCCAAGAAAAATTTATATTTTTGCAATATTAATTGTATTTTTATGCAGAAAGAAGTACTTTCAGGATTAAATTTGGATAATGGAGAGCCTATTTACACTCAAGAGTATATCCAATCGTTAAGAGACGCCGACAAGAAGCATCCCGACAAGCTGAAGATTATTGCTCAGCGTGGCGGTCAGGAGGATATGCTCTCAATCGACGCCGATATAAAGATTTGTGGCGGCAGCCGCGGTGGCAGTAAGAGCTTTAGTTCTCTTATGGAAGTTCTGAAGGATATCAAAAATCCAGATTTTCATGCAACAATTCTTCGTAACGAAAAAGATGACTTGCAGTCCTTGGTAACAGACTCTTACAAATTGTTCTCCCAATTTGGAACTTACAATAAGTCACAGAACGATATGACCTGGAACTTCGACAACGGAGGATGGCTCAAATTCTCGTACTACGCAGGTGCCTATCAGGATTTCAAGACACGATTCCAGGGTCGCCAGTATGCCTATGTCTGCATCGATGAGGGTACTCAGTGCCCATATAAGAAGTTCAAGTACCTCTTGACCAACAACCGAAACGCAGCCCACATTCGAAACCGCTTCTGGATTACCTGTAACCCTGACCCAGAATCCTGGGTACGAAAGTTCATCGATTGGTGGGTTACCGACGAAGGATATATAGATCCGGAAAGGAATGGGGTTATTCGTTACTGCTTCATGGATGGTGATACGCCGGACTCAATCTACTGGGGCGATACAAGAGAAGAGGTATACGAGCAGTGCAAGGGCATTATCGATAGCCTTTGGAAGGATAGCTATGAGGAACTTGGTTATACAAAACTCGAAATGTTCATCAAGTCGGCAACATTCATCCGCGCCGACGTATCAGAGAACATCAAGCTTATCTCTACCGATGTTTCATATCTCGCCAACCTTGCCCAGCAGGATGAGGAACAGCGTATGCGAGACCTGGAAGCAAACTGGAACTGGAAAGCTGCTGGAGATGACATGATCAAGATGGAAGACCTTGATGAAATCTACGACAATGCGGAACAACTCGGAGACGGGAAGCGCAGAGCATCTGCCGATATCGCATTCACGGGCGGCGACAACTTCGTGATGTGGCTTTGGGAAGGATGGCACTGCAAGGATTTGGTTGTGATGAGGCTGGACTCTAAGACTCTTGTTTCGGTAGTTGAGGCTAAACTGAGAGAGTGGGGCGTCGAGGAATGTAACTTCACTTACGATTTACAGGGCATCGGCCAGTACTTCAAGGGATTCTTCAAGGATGCCGTTCCGTTCAATAACCAGGCAGCCCCTATTGCTAAAAACCACAAAGAAGAGGAAGGTATCAAATACCTCTACAAGGACTTGAAATCCCAGTGCGCATGGCTATTCTACAAGATGATTAAGGATGAACAGATTTCCATCGACTCATCACTGCTTGAAAAAAAGTATTCAGGAAACGGATTCGATAAGGTTCCTCTCAGACAGATTCTTCAGAAGGAACGCAAGATGCTCCGACGTGACGAGGACGGAGATGATAAGGGATTCAAACTTATGCCTAAAAAGAAGGCCAAGAAGTATGTCGGTCACTCGCCTGACTTCTTTGAGTCTTGGTTCTACGTAATGATATTCAGTTTAACAAAAAAGAAACATAAAAAGATAAACGGATTATGGAGAATTTAAATTTTAGAGAAATACTCGTAAAGAAACCATTCTACGAGCTTAAGCCTGACGGATATATGAGTCACGGCACTTTCTCCGACAAGGTTGGTGATAGGAGTATGCAGAACATGCCTTACGACCCTTGCGTATGGAGAGTAAAAACCCAGTCCGACTTCCTTCGTGAGTACTTCCCAAGCGGACATAGAATCTGGGACAAAAACGCCTACCCGGACATTATTAAGGAAAATCCAGAGTGGGACCCGAAAGATCCTACTACAGGAAACCGCTACTACATACAGCCAATCACAAGATGTGCATTTTCCTTCCAGCAGGTTGTCGCAACGAAGCACACCCTACACTTGACAGGAAATGACATTCAGTTTGAGCTTGCCGACAGCACAGAGGAACTTGATAAGGAAGAGGAATCACAGAAGAATCTTAACATCTTTAAGAAGGGTTGGCTTATGCACAACATGGAGATTGCGTTCTTCGAAGCAGTAAGCTCATACATGATCGTTGCTGAAACCGCCGCAGTCGGCTATATCGACAAAGGAAAGTTTGGAGTTAAGGTTCTGTCATTCAAGAATGGAGACTACCTTTATCCGCATTATGACTCGATCACCGGCGAACTATCTGTATTTGCTCGCAAGTATTACGACTTGGATGAAGACGGAAACGCTCAGATTGAGTGGGTTGAGGTCTGGGACGATACCTATTATTATAGGTTTAGAAATGATGTCGGCAAAAAGAGTATAACAGAGAAAGCTGTGAATCTCATTAAGGGGTTGTTCGGAATGAACGGATATGCTCTTGTTGAAAAGAAAGAACATCACTTCAATTCAATACCGGTTGCATATATCCGAAATGATGAGGGACCTTGCTGGTCCAATGTTCAGAAGAACATCGAAGATTACGAGGAGGCATTCTCGTATCTTTGCGAGAACAACAAGGCGTACGCTTTCCCTGTATTCTACGTAAAGGGTGATGGTGATGAGATTACTATTTCAGGCGACGATATGACTGGAGCAGCCAAGGTTATCGCTATGAACAGCAAGGATAACGATGCCGGATTCCTCAATGGAACCGACGCGTCAGATGCTTTTGCGACCCAGCTTAACAAGTCGTATGACCTCATCTATGAGCTGTCATTCACAGTAAAGCCGCCTGAGTTGAAGTCCGGAGACCTCCCAGGTGTAGCCATCAAACTCCTCTATTCTCCTGCATTAGAGGTTGCCATGAATGATTCTCAGAAGTTGCAGCCATTCCTTGACAAACTTGTTGAAATTGCCAAGTTCGGAATCGGCCACGAAAACAATGCGACGGCTTCTATTGTTGGCCTCGATATCAACGCATGGATTGAGCCTTATACACATCAGAACAAGACGGAACTTCTTACAAATCTTGCAACTGCCGTTCAGAATGGATTCCTATCGAAGCAGACTGCATCGGAGCGTTGTCCTGACTTCCCAAAGAATGCCGAATGGGAGCGTATCTTACGAGAGAAGAAAGAGGAGGATCAGCAAGACCTTCTTATGGATATTCAGCGTGCGGATAATGAGACAGAGAATGCTATCGAGGAGGAGAAGGCAACGGCGAATATTCAGAATGGAGGCAGCGGAAACGTACGTACTGGTCGTGGCGCTGGCAGACCGAACAAAAGCGGCCGAGAATACGATTCTAACCGGAACTGGGATGGTCGTGTAAACTGGGACAAAGGGATAAAGTGATAGTATAAATATTCTAAAAATATTGCACAAACATCTGTCCGCTGTATAAATATGCAATGTTTTTCGTATATTTGCAGAGAGGATAGGCTGGAGTAGCTACCAGTTGATAAGGGTGAAATCTCGACACCCTTCCTCTTCTGTATTTTTCGAGATTAATTTAATTATTCGGGATATGAGATCAGTAAATGAAATTTGGAAACCAGTTGTTGGTTATGAGGGGTTGTATGAGGTTAGCAACTATGGAAGAATCCGTTCTATCGATAGAGTTGTTTTTCAACAAGGAAGAAATCAGATTTATAGAGGTCACATAATGGCAACGTTTATAAATAACAGCGAATATGAAGCGATAAGATTGAGCAAAGGTAACAAGAAAAAAGGGATTCTTATTCACAGGATTGTCGCTGAGGCTTTTTTGCCAAATCCGAACAGCCTTCCATACGTAAACCATAAAGACGAAACAAAGACCAACAATAGTGTTGATAACTTAGAATGGTGTTCTTTAGAATATAATGTAAATTACGGAACATCGACGAGAAGACGCTCGATTAAAATGGGCAAACGTATTTATGCATATTCTTTAAAAGGTGAATTTCTTGCAACTTATTTTTCTATAAGAGAAGCGGAACGCGTAACTGGAGTGAAAAAACAAAACATTATGTCTGTTATTGACAAAAACAAGACCGCAGGAGAAATGTTTTGGAGAACCTATATGTCGGACAATATAGAAACGAAAGCTCCCAAAAATCACAAGTTGCATATAGTGCAATATGACATGCAAAGTAAAAAGATAGCTTCATATAGTTCAGCTCGCGAGGCAGAGAGGGAAACAGGCATAAAGCATGAATATATATGCAAGTGCATTCGTGGCATAAAAGAGAGTTGTGGCGGTTTTATTTGGAGGAAAGCCTATGGATGAATTAAAACGTTCTGTCGATTACAGCAGGAAGCGCTTGCAGGCAATCCGAAACTGCGAGAGCCATATTGCAGATATTCTCTGGAAATCAACACAGAAGGTAATTGCCGCAAGTAAGCGATACAGAGGTGCGGGCAGGCTCACAAACGAGTCAGCCCTGCTCTCTTACGCCAAGAATGTTACGGCCGGGGCAGAGGAGAGTATCAACAGCTACATCTCTGCCTACTCAAAGGCTTCATGCAAGATTCTCGGGATTGACAGCGAGAACATCGAATCGTTTCTCGTCAGCGACATCTACGGAAAGACGACATCTGAAAGAAACGCTGTCTATCTCGGAAACTTTGCTGAAGATATTGTAAGGATGATCAAGGCAGGAACCTTGATGGGATATTCAGACCAGCAGCTACTATCTTCCATCCGAACCGGCTACAAGGACCCATATCACACATCAGTCATCACCAAAGCGAAGAGAAAGGATATCAACATCGATGTTCCTTCTTACGGAAAAGGATATTACAGAAACGCCTATCAGAATATCGTAAGAAACGCCTCTCAGGTGATTGCTTTAGCGTGGGGACAGGCAGAGCAGGAGTATGGTAAGGAGAGTGGAGCCGTTGGCTACTTTGTTCACAGAGGCTCGTCGTTTCCTTGCCCTGTTTGCGATGATTTATGTGGATATGTACATTCGCTTGACACGATGGTTATCCCCGCACATCCAAACTGCGTATGTAGAGTAGAGTTTACATTAAAAAAATAAGATTATGATTGAAGAAACAAAAGGATACACGTTATCCGTCGATATTTACAAAAAGGTAAAGGCTCTCAAGATGAAAGACCCTCGCTATTACATCTACGCCAGCCTCCGTGGCTCCGGCATGTCTATCCGTGACAGTTGGGCTGTTGCCTTTCAAGGGGAAGGGTTCAACTGGCCCAAAGACACATTAGAGCGAGAAATGAACAAACTTGAATCTCTGGAGTCTGTTCAGAAAAGAATCGCAGAGGTGCAGGGCAAGAAAGCGAAGAACGAGAATAGCGACGAACTTACTCAGGAGGAGCTTATTAAGGCTACCTCAAAGGAAGAGATTCTGAGAAACCTCGTTATCGCTCAGCGAAAGCAGAAATTCGGCTCTCCAGAGTGGCAAAAGACGACAGCCATGATAGCAGACTATTCTAAGATTAAGCAGGATGAGATTGATACTGAAAACAATGTGATCCATTACTACATTCCTCTGTCGATGCCTCGATGCTGCGAGGACTGCATTATCTTTAAAAACGGACAGGCGACCTTCCAAAAGAAGAAGAAATAGTTAAATTCATGTTAAAGCAACTTCGATATATCATAAATTCAACAAAACCAAGTACCTTTGCAAACAAATTATGTTCACAGATTCTTTCTGCTGTTCGTAATTCTAAAATTTTTTTGGTTAAAAAGGGGTGATATCTTCTCAGGTACCATCCCTTACTTTTATATAAATGAAGTAGAAGAAAATATACGATATATCACGAATATTTCTCTCCTGTGACAAGCTCAAGGGCTATCCTAAGCCGATCATCAAGAAAAGAGTCGTTAAATGTAGGAAGAAGGCCGTATGGAGGCAGTTTCTTTGTCTCTGCGGCCTCCAAAATGAATTGGAGTGCCTGTACCAGGGAATTGTGGTCCTCGACTATCTCAATCAATTTATCACTCATGCTGACCTCCTTCCTTCTTAATCTGTTCTGCCATATCAAGGATGGTGTCAGCGTGCTTGTCGCGATCAACAACCTCCTGTACGGCCTCATCATTTTCCTTGCCGAGTTGTTCGTCACTCTTACCCTTGTCGGCAGCAGCGTTTCTTCTTGCAGCCTCACGAGCAATGTATTCGTCACGGAGCTTCAACTTGCCTGCCGTGTATTCTGCATCGCCAGGCAACGATGTATCCGCAAACATAAGCTGGGCAAATGCCTCGATGATGTTTCCATTATCCTTGGAGAACTCGTAATGGTCTCCTACAGCCACAGGAACACATTCATCGAGTGCAGCGTACATGGATGTACCGATAGAGAACTCGATTCCCCATGTGCCGGCAATGTCTGCAATCTTGATGAAAGGCAACGAGCCTCTCTGTAAATGCTTCTTGATCTCAGCAGGAATATCCTCTCTGAGTGAAGCAACCTCTTTCTTCGACAAACTCTTACTGAACTTCAGTACAGTGAAGTGTCTTGTCTTGATAGTCTTTCCAAATGGTAATGCCATGATAACAATATTTTAAAGTTCAACTTTTATTTCCTTATACTCGAAATCTGTGCAAGCATCATCATCTCCCGAAACGTCTCTCCCAAAGCGTTCTTCTTTACACTCCCACACACCGTTGTCAAAGAAGAAACAGTCCTTGCAAGTATAATCAGTCTGTGCCATGTTCCAATAATTTTATTTCGTCCTGGATATAAAACACCGCCTTACGCAAGTCCTCGATGCGCTTCTCGGTCTTTGTTTTGTTGCCGTCCACCTTATCCTTGCGCAGGAGATACTTGATAGCATTTCCAGTATTAAAGTCAAGATATCTGCAAATATCCAAAGGCTCAACACCGCACAAATCCTTCAGCCACGCATAATGGGATGGGTGAGATACTTGCTCTGCCTTTTTGTCTGTAAATTCGTTCGCGAAGACGGAAACCTTAGCTAATTTATCCATATTTACACCAATGGTTTCATTTCTTTTAGGAAATGATATTACACACGATCCATCAACCATATCAACGACTTTAATGGCAAAGGAGTCATATATATTGTTAGGGTCTATAATCTTGATAAATCCAGAACTAGTAATATCTTCCAAATCAGACTTTCTAATCTGCAAGAACGAACCAACCTTAATATCTTCTTTCTTAATCATAATCTATTTCTCCTTATCTTTAATTTCAACGAAATCGCCAATGCCCAAACGAGCCTTGTTAATGCAAGACGCAATCCAGCCTATCAAGTAAGCTGAAGACTCGCCTCCGTGCTTCATATCGATAGCATTCTCAATAGCATCACAGGCGTGAGAAGCCTCGTGGCAGCAGACGTTCATAGTCATATCCTTCAGGCATTTAAAGGAAACAAGAACACCATACGAGTCATTATCCTTCCTTGTCGCTGCATCATAAGTGGCACCGCAGTAATCCGCATCTGAATAATCACACCCATCAAAGCAGGAGTCTATCACTTCGTTTAGGTCCCTCCCAATATGAACCCACAGCTTCCTTGGATAAATACCGTTACTGTATTCGTAATATCCTTTCTTCTTCATATCTCAACTATTTCTGTTTTGATACAATCTCGATAGCAGACAATAACGTCTTTTCGCTGATACCATTTCCGCTACCAACACCATCTTTCTCTATTCTTTCAAGAGATTTCTCAATAGAGCAAAAATCATCCTGAGAATTAATTATAAAGCCATTAAGTTCATCACTTACACTACTGATACCATCGTTGGCTTTTTTAACAATAGCACCAAGACGATCGAAACACTTGTCGATATAATCTTTCAGCCTTTCTTCGTGCTCTATAATATCAACGCAGCTGACGACTTTTGGATGTCCCCAGTTATCTTCTACGCGCGCATAATAATCTCCTTTTTCATCGCTGTGTCTTTTGTCGGACACAACTCTTAGACACACAAAATTGTCTCCATCCATTACTGCGTAAATACCCTCTCCGAATGGATATAGTTCGGCCTTTTCAATATCCGACTTACTTTCAGTTGCTTTGAAAGCGACCTTTCCTAAAACATTAACTTTAATCTCCATATCTAAACTATTTATGTTTTAAAATATTACCACAAGCTAAGTTAGTTTTAAAAAGGAAATCTCTTGCAGGAATAACGATAGCTCCATCATCCCGAAAGCCTTCCGATTTACTTATCTGGGTATTGAATGGTCTCAGTATCGCATCCTGATCATTTATCTCTACCAAAAACGGCGTTGGAGTATCATCCAATGTCTTCCACCATATATTCTTAAATTCATGAAGAAAGCATCCGGAATCTACCGATATAACCTCGTCAATAAGAAAGAATAAAAGACCTTCCTCGATCATGTCACACATAGACCTGATTCTTTTTTCATATTTCCAAGAGTATCTACCTTTCATAAGCTCATTTTTTATGTAATTTACCGATATGCCACTTCGAACAGACATTGCATAAGTAAGGATGCCAGCCGAGTGCCTTCAACTTCGGATTCTGGTTCAGGAACTCCCAAGAATCCTCCTCCGTCTCATAGGCAACCTTCGCCTTCCAAGAATGAACCTTCCTGGTCCAATGCTCGGGGTTGGGCTTAAGCGGAGGAACTTTGTTTGGATTGTGATGTCTTCTCATAAGCACTTGAATGAAACACTGTTCAATGTCTTATTCGCTACAACCTCCTTTGTGCCGTACATTGTTCTCAGGCACTCCAGGACGTCATCACGAACGGAAGCCATGACCTCCTGCATTGAAGCGGTGGCGGGAACAATACTATCGTCAGACTTCTTCTTGACAATACTGGAGATAACCTCCTTGACATATTCCTTGTCTATCATATTCATATAGATATTTAATCGTCGCCTTTGATAAAGCTCTCTGGTTCATCATAGTCCTCCTCGCCCTTACAAACCTCATTGATGAGGATATCTTGCTTCAGGTCCGCCTCAGTGACGCCAAACATCTGGTAGGCATTGCCCTCCTTCGTGCGCTTCTTGAAGAAACCGTACTTGGCCCACATATCCCTACCAAACTTGTTCATTGACGGAATGTCCTTCTCGTCAACGTCGTTGATAGCGCAAAACCTGCGCATACACTCATAAAGCATGGTGGAATTGAAGAGATTTGACACTTCGCCCTTTGCTTGGGCATCACTCCTTATACCGTAAGCGCGTATCCAGGCGTATATGGGCTGAGAGCCAAGAAGGGACAGGAGAAGTTGTTTGGCACTTCCTTCGGCGGCAGGGAAACGGTACTTACGCTTCCTCAACTCCTGAGCACCACGCATGACCCAGTTGAACACTCCACTAAGCTCCCTCCTTATAATCTTACTCGAAAGCTCCGGGTCCTGGCGCTCCTTGGGTACGGTAACATCGAAGCTGACATACTGTAAACGTCTGATAAAACCAAGCGACGCATCCTCTGGGAACGGAAGCTCATTGAGGTTAAAGATGAGGTACGGGATATTGTTGGCCTCAAGAACATTCCTGCCAAGCTCTCGCATGGGGACAGGCTCTCCGCTGACAAGCCTCTTGAACATACCGGTGTTCTTCCTTCCGAACTTCCGCGGATCAGAGTCCGACGACCAGTTGAAGATGGCGTTCCTTATCGGATATCTACCCCTCATTCCTTCATCACCCTCTGCGGTAAGGTCGGCATAATCCATCTTGCTTATCCTGTCCTTGCCAAAGAGGTTACAAGCCACATCGAAAATAACGCTCTTTCCGTTGGCTCCCGTGCCTATAAGAAGCAGGCACAGCTCTATCTTCGACGATTCCTTTCCCTCATACGGGTTGTAAGCCGTTCCGCGCTGTATCAAACCTAAACCAAGGAACATCTGTAGTATCATCCTCGACGTCCTGTCAGGGAGCACCTCATGGATAAAGTTCATCCACCTGTCGCACTTGGCCTTCGGATTGAAGTCGTAAGGATGATAGTAGGTCACATGATAGTCAGGAGAAAACGGCATAACGGCAGGATTCTGCAAGCCTCTACCGAAATCCACAACACCATTACTGAAAGCCACGATGTCAAAGGACGGATGAAGAATGTTGTAGCACTCTATGACGTCAATGAAAGACTTGTTCATTACAGTGCTGACGCCAATCATCGGACTTATGGCGAGGTCGAGGAGCAACAGCTGGTAGGTCTGCTCCAGGACAATCCTTGGAACCGACTCGTATATCTTGCCATTGAAGATATAATAGCTGCCCTTGTAATACTTTACAGGAGCTTTCTTGGCAAGCTGACGCATAGACCTCACGAACTGAGACTTCAGGATATTGTAAGTATCCGAATTCACCCTGCCCCAAGAGGTAGAACGCAATGCGTCAAAGCCAAACTCGCTTTGCCTCGTCAGGTCCAACAGCTGCGTGTGTAAAGTGTCTATAGCTAAACCATTTTCCATCTGTGTATAATAATTTTTTAGTTTCTGCGTTATTTTAACATGAAAGAACCCCTGTAAACAAAGGGACTTCGGTGGATTACGCACCACAAGTGGCCATCACCTATATGCCCTATATAATAATAGGAATAATGCAAAAATAAGAAATAACTACATAATTATGCTAAAATACATTGTTTATGCGGTATATTTATACATTATTAACATTCAAAAGGTGGAGGATAAATATACATTTCACACTTTCAATAACAAGGGTAAGACCATAAAGTAAACTATCTTGACAAGACACAAACAAAGGTGTTTGAATAAATATGCAATACGGAAGAAAAGTAAACATTCTTGACAGATTGAGTTAAAAAAAGAAAAAAATTTTTGTGTGAGGTGACTACGCCCCACGGCTGCACTCCTATAGGGGGGGTGGGGGTACTTTGGTAAAATATCATTACATATACATTTGGTTTACTCAATATAAACCAAACCAAATTTTCGCATTTTGTTCCACAAATGTTAATTTCTGTTAATTCGCAATTAAGTCTTGTAACTCCTTCATTTTCAGCAACTTACCAACTTGTAATTATACACCATTTGCATTTTTATTCATTCCGTGAAACAATGTACGTTTACAAATATCTTTACAAACCTATTGATTTCGTCTATCTTTACAATGTATATTTATGCAAGGCTTTAACCTTTGAAAGATATTTTAACGCAAAAATAATTTATCTTTACATTTATAGTTAAATATTGTATAAAAATTGTGACAATTTGGCAGTTGTAACGTATTGATACACAGGTAGTTAGGTTCTTTAACGTTTTATTTGCATTTATGTTAAATCCTTTAGTATATTGTGCCACACGTATTTTGTAAATGCTTGGTTTTCAGTAAGTTAGAAACGTGCCACCTTGTCACACCCGCATTTTTAAACACTATTTTACAAATACTGACAACATTTGGAATAAATACAAAAGTTATAAGTTACTGATTATTAGGTAGTTATGAAAGGTTAAACGTATTTTTATACTATTTTTCAACTGGGCACGTGGCACGGCTTTTGCAACTATATAGGTACAAGGGGACGCAAGACAGCACACAACGTGCAGCGAGTCCCCAACATTGTATAACTATAAAGCAGGCACCCGCTCTTGTGTGGGAGGTGCAAAACAACATGACAACAAACAACAAGTCGAATGTAGCTACATACGTAGCAGAGTGTAAGGAAAACGCTACAATTGTAGCGAGTCTTGAGGTATTGAACGACTACAGAAAGGCGTTACTATCAGAGTGCACAAACAAAGAAGTCGTTGCAGCACGTAAGGAGATGGAAGAAGCACGCAGCAAGTACAACAAACTTGCAACCGCTTACGTTTTGGGTGATACGAGCTACTGCAACCTGCAAACCGAATGCGTACGTGCAGCCGTTAGCGAGTTTAGCCACACGCACAACGTACCACGCTTTTTCCAGTGGTTCAACGACAACGGAAAAGACGAGCAAACAAGCATTATAGACTCCGTGCAGCGTTTAGGCTCAAAACTCGCCTCTTTGCATACTTCCTTTGCGAGTGGTTCAAAGGTTGCACGCAAACAGAAAGCGAGTGAAGAAGACCTAACCGAACGTATAGCCCAACTGAAAGCCGAACTTGCAGCCTTGAGAGGCGAGAAGTAACAAGATAGGGCGAAAGCCCTATCTTAACACCCACTATCTTTTCCCACGGTGGACACAATAAAGCCACCGTGGGATATTATACACCAAATCCGGAGATTTGGCGCGGGCTGTCATGCCCTTATTTTTCCCACACTTTTTGGTAAACCTTGTCGTGGTGTGTGGGCTTAACTTTAGAGAGAGAAGAATTTCTCCCTCAGGGGACTAATTGCCAAAAATCCAAGACGAAAACGTTATCCAGAAGTAGCGAGCGGGCTATATCACAGCGAGAGCGGCGGGCGAGAAACCCCGTCAGTCTAAAACAACGCTGAGACAGGGCGGTCGGCACAGGGCGTTATCGCAACGACCCAAGCGAGCTAAACACTCTCCTCCCTTTGATGGGGTTCGGTCACGACAACCGACGGAGAGCAGGAGCGAGCGGAAGCAAGAACGAAGTCTCAGGGCGGCAGATGGCGGCGTAAACAAACAAAATCATAATTCATATTCTATCGTCTGGCACACGTGGACGAGTTCCTAAAGTGCTGCGCACATTCATTACAGGGCGCGGGTGGTACAAATCTGTAATCGTGAGTAGTTATCGTTTATCTCACGTGAGGTATATCCAAAAGGTCTACGATACGTAAGTAGTTGTACGTATAGCTATATCGCTACACAAGTAGCGGACGTGTGGGAATTATTCCCATGAAAACGTGCGGAGAACGCTGAGGGGTTATCCGCTGGTGTCTTTCGAGATACCGACAAGTCCTCAGAGGGTGACGAAGCGGCACAATACGGTGTCGTGGGTGACAAGCGTGCGCAATGAAAGTGTATCATCCTGGCAATGGCTGCGCATGGAGAGATCCGTGCGTGGCTCCTATTATACGAACCATTTATATTAGAATTATGAAACAGAGAATCAAGAAACATTTGAAAGAGTGGGGTGGACTTTATGTGCTCGAAGGTACAATTTTAGCATTCTTCGTGTATTGTTGGGTTTTCAACTATCTACGTGTTACCTACGATTTAGGATGGAATTTCAGCGTGATAAAGTTTTTCCTTGACAGAATTATGTAGCCTAAAATCTCCCTACGCTTTGTAGGGAACAATAACCATAAAATTTTAGAGTTATGAGTACAATGAGAATAAAGTGCCTTTCCATGCGAGAGGTCGAGAGTGTCATTGCGGATGCTCAGGAGATTTTGAGTCATGTTGAATTCGGGTCGCTGAAGAATGGTGTGCTTACATTATTCTGTGTGGCTTGAGCCTAAAAATCCGTAGCCAGTACGATAATTGTCGTGCGTGTGCTACGGAACAATCACTAACAAATTTTAGAATTATGACAGCAAGACAGATTATTTATTCAAGTACGATAATTCTGCTTGGATTTTTTCAGGCGCTTCCTGCGCTGTTGTGTTTGGCAAGTACGAATATTCCTGTAATTCTGCTTGGAATTATTTGGGGTGTTCTGCTTGGTAAGTTCTGGAGCAGTACGATAATTGGCAAGTGGTATTTCCGCGAGCTTTGGCGTGCTACGCTCCGCTTGGAAAATCTCATGTTCCCTGAGGTTTGAGAGAGTTGGCAAGTACGAAAATTCTGCTTGGAAACATTCGGCTAAATTCTGCTTGGAGAAATTCAGGCAGTACGATAATTGACCAAGTTACAGAATTATGAGAAAGACAGAATTAAAGAACGTCAAGCGAGGAGAGTTTTTCCGCTTGGCGAATTCAGAGAGCGCTCCTGTATGGGTGCGTGACGAATACAACAGAAGTAGCCGCAAATACGAGGGTTACAAATATGATGACGTGTGTCACTGGAGGGAGTTCAGCGGAACACGTATTGTTTACGTGGATTTCTGCTTTTGAAATCCTACAGCCTAAATGCTGCCTGTTCCGTGGGCAGTACGATAATAACCAAAATATTAGAAATATGAACTTTAAGACATTTAATTTAGTCGACAAGATTAACGCTACAGGGTTGGATAATACAAAGTGGAATATTTATATACACTTGGATGAAACAGACACGAAGGAATTTTACGGAACAAGAGAGAGCTACATGCTCCATCCTGGAATTTGGATTAGCGTTGTTGAGGAAAAGAACAGTGATTTTCCTTTCCGTGACCTTTGCAAGCCCGATCATGTTGTAGACATTGATGAGCGCTATGTTATCTTATTCTACGAGGTCGATTAGCCAAAATGTGCTCAGGCATTTCCCTGGGCATACTATGTAAAACCAATTTAATGTTAGAATTATGCAAGACAGGAAATCACAGAAGAATTTTGAGCGTGCCCTTATGCACGAGATGGAAAAGATCAAGATTGCAGCACGTCAGTGGTACAACAACAACGCGAAGGGCTACAGGGATTATCGTAGCCGTGAGTCTATCTCAAAGAGTTTCAACGAGATAGCCATTTTGTGTATGAGCTAAAAATGTGCGTGGCGGTTGTCACGCATACAATTCACCCAAAAATGTAGAATTATGAAACGGAAGAAAAAACTAACGGGCTACGTTCTTGTAGATCCGTTCGATGGTGCAATCTTATGTCAGTATCCAGTAGGACCGTGTTTTGACAGAGATTGCATTTCTGCGAAGATGGAGGCTATTCATGACGCAGAAGAAAAAAGGATAAAGGGTTGTTGTATGGAGGTTTACGGATGTATTAATAATACGTATTCTGACGGAACAAGAATTTATCCGCACGATTAGCCAGAACTGGGCAGTACGATAATTGTGCTGCCTGCTATTAACCAAAACATAGAATTATGGAAACAGTAAGAGTAACTGACAGACACGGAATAGAGCGAGAGTGGGATATAGTCACAGAGAGATGTGTAGGATGCTGCTTTCACGGATTGATGGATAGCAAGATTCATTGCTGCCCTCATAATATTGCGTGCGGTTACAAGTAGTCAAAACGGCGGGGCACGTCCTGTGTCCTGCTTCTATTATTAACCAAATACATTAGAATTATGACACAAGCAGATGTTAATTTTCTACAGGCACTTGTAGAGTCTCACGAGCAAGTTATTGCAGCAGACTGCAAGAGACGTAAATTAAGCAGAGAAGTTTATAACAGGCGTGTATCTAAGAGCGAGAAGAGAGCGAATAAGATACTTCGTGAGATGATGTGCCGCTAAACAGGGTAGAGCTATTGTTCTACCTACATAATAACCAATTAACGAAAGAATTATGGAATATTTAAAGACACAAGAGTATCATACACGTATTGATGTGTATTTTGATGGAGAAAAGTATGTATTCATCAACGCGTTCCACGGATGTGTGGCAGTTGCGAGAAGAGAAGGACTCGTAGAGTTCACTAATGACGGATACGAGGCTCACGTCAAGTTCAAGGTCGAGAAAACGAGACGCACCATCAGTAAGAGAACTATAGATAGAGTCATCTATAAGATGGAGAACAAATACATGAGCACTATCGTTGAGTATGAATGGGAGGAGGTTGACAGAGATGACTTGCCTTATGCCGTGAGCGTAAAAGTAGAGGAGCGTTAAGCCAAAAATCCTGCGTGGAGACACGTAGGAGCAATTATTAACTAAATATTCAAAGGATATGGAAAGTATTGAAGCTATGCTGTGGGATTTCATTGTTGACAACAATATCGCCACAGATGACGAGGTTAGACTTGTCACGGATATAAATGGATTGAGCGAGAACACGATGACTGACATTATTTATGCCAAGACAGGGCTACGCAGTTACGAGCAGTGTACAGAAGAAGGCTACTCCGGCACAGATGAGCTTGACAGCTATTATTGTCTTGACGAAGAAGACAATGAAGATGAGTAGTATTTGCCTAAAAAAGGTGCGCCCATACGTGAGTGTGCCTTCTATTGTTTAACCAATATTTTTGAATTATGGCAAGAAAAGGCAAGACACTTGAGCAGCAGTGTAAGTATTACAACTGCGAGGATTTCGTTAGAGATGTAATGTTATATCATTACAACTGCGGAAACAAGAAAGGTATGGTAGAGGACTACAAGGAACTCAACATGGAGGCAAGACAGATTGCCGTCCAGCAGATGTTTGAGTACGGCTACCAACCTGTTCTACAGGATATCATTACACATCTTATGTTCGGTTAGCCAACCAATCCTCACTCCCACGGGTGGGGATTTCTATTAACCAAATATTAGAATTATGATAACGGATTACTACACAGCCGTACACTGGCTAAAAAGTGCGTTCATCCTCTGTAACGAGATTGTAGAGAATGACGAATCAGTGATTGAAAACATCGAGTATCCAGAGTGGGCAAATGGCGATGAAGAAGAAAGGGACAGAATCGAGATATTCCAGTGGTTCCTCACTAACATGAGCGAAGAGGATAAGGAATGGATGCAGAAGAATTTCCCTGATCTTATCTTCTCTTACTCAGACAAGCTTGGCTTGTGGATTCTTTGCGTAGATCATTTTGGAACGATGTGGAAGGGAGTCCAAACGACTACCAACTGCGAGAATGCGGCAAAGGCTAGCCAGCTGCCGTAGCTAAACCAATCCTCACTCTTACGGGTGGGGATTTCTATTAACCAATATTACATAACTATGAGTGAATTAGATAAAATCTTAAATGACGATTTACTAAAATGTGAAATCGTAGAGTCTGTAGAGAATGCAACAAGACGTGTGGATCTTATCAAGTGGACGCACGACGGTTTATTTTCCGTTGCCGACTTGTGCAAGGACACCGGAAAGCTTGAAATATCAGAAGTTCCAGAGACGAACGAGCTTGAAGCGTACAAGTATTTCTACAAAACCTATTGGAGTTTTGTTGTTTCTGCCTAAAACTCCCCACATCATCGTGGGGAACCATTATAAACCAACAATTAGAATTATGAAAAGAATAGAGATTACAAGAGCTGGCATGGGCGAAAAGTGCCCAAACCCTAATTTTAAAAAGCTGTTGGCAGTCGGTATGATTACCGCTTGCCAGAGATGTCCCTACTTCGTAAGATACGATGGAGATACTATTTTGTGTGACTATTAAAAAGTAAATTATGGCAAAGAAAGTTTATGCGCTCTATCGCACAGACAACTGGAATACATACGCAAGCCGCGAATTACTTGTTGTAGCAGGTAGCATCAGAAGATGCTGTAAGGTAGCCAAGGACGACGGAGCAACAAAAAAGCAGGTTGAGGGTTTGCGTGGTTATCACCACCAATCCCAGTGTACCAATGGAACCGATCACGAGTACGACATTGAAGCGTACACGCTCAATGAGAGTTTAATCAGCTAAAATCCCCACAATAATGTGGGGAACCATTACGAACCAAAAACAATTAGATTATGGAATCAAGGATTAATGCAGCAAGGAAACTACTTCCACTCTACAACAGCATGGAGGTAAGGAAAGTGAAACTATCCACGCTTTACAGACGCTTATACAGGTTTGGTGACGCATGGAGATGTTGTGGTACGGGTTACGACTACACCGTTTGAGTCTAAATTTCTCCCCTCGCATGGGGAGATGCCATTATTAACCAATTAAACAGATTAGATTATGGAGAATGTATTTCCTTTTGTAGAAAATCCAGCAAGCGAGGATGTTGTAAGATATTCACGTGCCGGAGAACTTAGAGCCAAATTAAATCGAGGCGAAAAGCTAACAGCGGATGAGAAACTTTGGGTAACAAAAAAGGTCATAGACTGTCGCATGTGGTCAGGAACCGGCATAGCTATTGTTGGATATATCGTAAGTTTCGAAGATGTCTTGAAGAGATTTCTGTATTGCCAATACGGAAACTGGGTGGAGACTTACGCTTGTAACAAGACTTGCTTGAGAAAATCAGTATATGGTAGAATTGACGAGATTGTTGAGTTAGCCTAAAACGGAGGGAGCAATCCCTCTGACATTATTAACCAATAAATTATTAAGAATATGGCATTACAATGGAATTGGAAAGACAAGATGGGTAAACTCACCATCAGACAGAAAGGAAAGAAGTTCAACGTAAACATTTACTCCGGAAACGCTCTTGCTGTATTTGTATATGAATATACAGACGGCGGAAAGGAGATGTACTCGTTGTATGATTTCTTTGCCGACAAGAAACACGTCAGTAAAATTATCAGTAATCGTAAGAAGTTGATAGACGACGATGTTGTCAAGATTGAGTTGAATCTCTGGTACAAATCAGCAAGAGATCTCCTTCCGTATCTCGTCAAGAACGGGTACAAGGTTGAGTGTTATTACAAAGAAACTAAATCCGAATAATTATGAAGAGATATTATGTATCAGTCACAGAGACTTTAAACAGGGCAGTCAGCGTTGATGCTGAGAGTGAGAAAGAGGCTGTACAGAAGGTGCAGGATGCTTATAACAATAGTGAAATCATTCTCGATAGCGACGATTTCTGCGGAGAAACAATAGAGGCAGAAGATGATCAGGGATTCTACACCGATTACGAGAAAGAGTACGGCGAGACTTATCAGCACATCGACTAAGCCAAACGGGGAGAGCAATCTCCCTACCAATAACCAAAACATAAGAATTATGAACAACGTAAGATTTATCCCAGGATACTATGAATGGCATCTCGTTGATGAGAAAGACAACGTGCTTCTCAACATTCCAGATGGTATCATTGACGATTGCGAGACAAAGGCTGATTTGGATTTCGTTATAAGAGACATTCCAAGACAGGCATTGAGAGCAGTCGAAGAAGGGGAAGAGCTCTATGGATGTGACGTAAGCAAATACGTCAGCGACATAGATGATGACTGCGTAGCCAAGCTTATGGCAGATACCCTATCAGAATATCTTGGTTTAACAGCCTAAAAGCCGTCGAAAGACGGTACTTCAAACCAAAATAATTAGAATTATGAATGAAGACAAAATCCTAAGTATGTTCTTTGAGCCGGAGCGGTGGCAGAATGCTATCAGCAAAGGCATTGACAAAGACATGAACAAAGCAACCCTGTATCAGCTCACGACACCAGAGGCCCGTCTGATAATGTACGAGAGAATTAAGAGTGGCAATTACAAGATAATGCCGCCACATACAGCCAAAATTCCGAAAGACAACGGAGATTTCCGTACTGTCTATGTGAATGAGCCTGTAGATAGAATCCTTTTGAGCATAGCAAACGACCTCTTGTTCGAGTTGATGCCAGAGATGGTGCATCCACGCAGTACGTCGTATCAGAAAGGTATCGGCTGCGGTCGTGTGGTGCAAGATGTGTCTCGGATAATATACTCAGCAGAGGGAAAAGTCATCGGATGGAAAGGTGACTTCTCCAAATACTTCGATAGCGTACCTATTCGGTTCATCGACTGGGCGTTTGACAAGGTAGAGGAAAAGTACGGAAAATCTGCGCTGATAGATGTCATTCGTGAATACTATCACACAGACTTATATTTCGATGAGGACAACAACCTCTGCGAGAAGTATCAGTCCCTCAAGCAGGGATGCTCTGTTGCGGCATGGTTGGCTGACGTCATCCTCTATCATCTTGACGACAAGCTGTCTAAGCTTAACGGATATTACGTCCGCTATTCCGACGATACGCTGTTTGTTGGTGAAGACTATGAGAAAGCCATGGATATCATGAAGAGCGAGCTGGAGATGATGCAGATGACTCTTAACCCGAAGAAGGTTGAGTATCTTGACGCTAATCATTGGTTCAAGTTCCTCGGATATTCCATCAAGGGTCACAACATCTCTCTGTCGTCTACTCGCATCAAGACCTTCCAAAAAGAGATTGAGAAGAGGACGATAAAGAAACGTGACACCACGATGACGAAAGCCATCAATGCCGTAAACAGGTATCTCTACAAGGGATACTGCGATTATTCCTGGGCTACTCAGGTTCTTCCGGTCATAAACGTGAAAGAGGACATCAACAAGCTCAACACCTTCGTCATGGACTGCATCCGTGCGGTAAAGACGGGCAAGAGCAAAGTCGGTGGCCTTGGATACGTGAAGACTCAGACTGTAGGTTGTATAGACCGAGGTCGTGGCAGGAACGTGAAAGCCAACAGGGGTAAGACAGAGAGCGAAATCAAGGGGTATCTATCAATCGGCTGTGCCCAGAATGCCTTGCGGACGAGCAGGGCAGCGTACAACACATTGGTGAATACTCTGTAGATGTAGCACCCAGCGCAAGGGTTTTGCCGGAATGAAGAGTGATTTAACCATCCGGTCTCGAATGATGTGGACATATCTCTGATTAGAGATGGTCCAACATCCTCTCCACCAGGATGCTATCAAGCAGATAAAGCTATGCGCAGTATCTTCTGACCGACAGACTCTGTAACCGAGCACACGGACGTGGGAGAAGGACGGATTATTTATGTCACGCCTCTATGATTACCTTCAGTATGGGCCTCTTTCGCTCAAGTGATACTTAAGACCAAAGGGACCATACTGAAGATACACAAGGCGTGCCTAATCACAGAAGTACAGAAATGTGCCAGTCCGTATGACTCCCACAGGTGGCGCACACCACCACTCCCTGATGAATGGCAGAAGTTTATGCAACAGGTCCCTTAACCAGAGTTCTGGATCCTGGTAACCGTCATAACTATGAGCGGTGACCAGGATCCTGAATTCTGGCGAATCCTGTGTCAAATCAGAAACATAAAGTATTGTGCCGAGCCATCGGTCAGGGAATTACCAGAGTACGATGGTTGTCTTCGGTTGGGGAATAAGTTTAAGCGAAGTCTTAATCCATCACGCGTTTCCTGCCAATATCAAGCCGTCAACGCGTATCATCAAGACTTCTTTATCAGAACATTACATTGCCGTACAAAATTCCCATGTCGAAGACAACGTTATTGCCAAACGAGGTACACAAGGAGGCGGTACGATTTAATACCACGTGATAAAAGCAGATCACTGACACTGGGTTATACCCAGGTAAGTGATCTCCTCTCTCACGGGGTTATATCAAAATCATACAGCTATGGCAACGAGCCTTTAAGTGTACCTACAAACAACCAAAAGTGAATTGCATCACGACTTATCAAGAGTATGAGGTTTAATACCACATGAGTGGAATACCTGCCGCAGGCCGTTATCACCGCCGGCGCAGGTATCCAATCACGTAGTCGAATCGCAAACATATATTCATGCAACATAATACATGAGATAAGTCATTCGCATTGCAGCGGTGTTCGACAAGGTTTGACAATTCATCCTACATCCCTTCGTCGAGAACTCGCAGAGGTGGAGCTTACGCTCCATGAGGGCGACTTCTTGCGAAGTTATGTAGCTAATCGAATGCTTAAAGTCATGCAGCATATCAAATTGAGTCGGAATAGGTTATTGTGAGCCGAATAGTACGCAAGAAGGAAAGATTTAGACAAACAGTCCGTATCTTCCTGAGTCTTCCAGTTAATTAACTTGTACGACTCAGGATTCACTCGACTGTTTACATCGAGCGCATACAGCAACACAACGTATCCTTTGAGCGTACTGCTATTAACCAATATTTTAGAATTATGATATACGAACTAATTATCAACGAGGTTAGGGACGGTGCAAAGTTCACCGTCAACTTTCAGAAGAGAACTTGTAGAGTGAATGGTAAGATTATCGTGAATGATATGCAGTATAATGGCTGGCTTGGCACATTTCCTTCTACGGAGGAAGAAATAATGAGCAAGATAGAGCAGCTATATCAGGAATACAAGCATTCTGTGCCGTCAGAGCGTTCTGAATCACATCGACACTACTACTTCAAGGCTTTGCCTGAGAAAGAGCTCTCAGACGAAGATATGATGTACGGAGAGCGACGTGAGGTGGCGAGATGCAGACTGGAGGTGTATGTCCTGTTCTGCATAATTCTTGGACGCCTCACATGGAATCCTTCATGGGGAACGTGGTTCTGGCGTTCTAAAGACGACAACGACCTGATCATTCTCAGAGACTGGATTGAGCCAAACAAGGGTGGGGCGTAAGCCTCATCCACAAGATTTAATTAACATTTTAATAACCATTAACAAAATTAGAATTATGAAACAGATTGCAACAATCACTGGTGAGAACTTGAACATCGTAACTAACAACGTAGAGGCCACAGAAGCTACTGGCAAGAAGACCAAGGCGCAGATGCGAATGGAAGCATTGAAGAGTGCCGGCGTTGATGTAAGTAACTACTACACTCTTGGTGCTGACAAGCTTGTCAGAATCGAGAAAGGCGAGGCTATACCTGTTGATCTTGACGATGTTGTCGTTGATGCTGTTGGCAAGAAGATTATCGAGGGTGGATACGTGAACAACTGGAAGCTTTTCCGTCGCTGGGTAACCGCTCAGATTTTCGGTATGCTCCGTGACATGAAGTCAGACAAGATGTCTTTCAACGAGCTTTTACAGCGCAAGGGCTACGAGTATCAGTGGCGTATGCTGGAAAACGAGTTTTACGCTCAGGCCAAGATGCAGGAGCACGGCGACACAGAGAACCTTTCGAAGCGAGAGATTTTCTTCAACGAATGCACATTCTCAGGTATGGTGGACGACTATATTGAGAAACTTAAGGCGTACGTTAACGATAATCTTATCTTCCGCAAGGACAAGAACGGAGTCAACACCAAGGAGTACAAACACAAGTGCAAGGGTGTTCCTTATGTTCGTCTGAACAACAAGAACATCTTTGTTGCAGACTTGATGAAAAAAGTGTATGTTCCTCTGTACAAAATTGCTCGCGACGGATTTGACACAATGAACAGACGAGAACTCTACAACCTCGTTAAGAAGTTCAACAAGATTCGCAAGCACCTCGCATGGGAAACCAAGCAGTCCGACACGTTCATCAGCGCCTACAAGGGTGCGGGTTCTTACTTCGCAATGCGTAACCTCATTATGTTCAGCGAGGCTCGCTTTACAGGCAAGTCCGAAGCGGCATCTCTCCGCAAGATAGATACCGATGCTGCCAAGTATGGCGCAGATGAAGAAGGATGGAGAATGCTTGGTGTGCTCAAGCAGCTCATCGCAGAGTCCAACATCTCTATCGACGGAAAGCTGTGCGTTTGGGCAGAGGAGTCCGCTTTCAGAAAGGCGGTCAACAAGGCCTGCAAGGAGTCTAAGTAACAACACCTAAGGTCTGTCACCTTCGCGCGTCGGTCTGACACTACGATTTACAAGAGCTTCTTGCATCGTCTTCAGAGTCCGGCAGAATCAGCCGGCATCTGAAGACGAGCATAAAGCTCTCCGGATCACGAAGCTAAAGCAAGACACCACGTCAGAGGATGCGCGAGTTTAAAGCCAAAAAGGTCGGCTTTTCTGCAAAGGATAGCCGACTGCAATTCATTAACCATTAAACTTTTAGAATTATGAGTAAGTATTTTGTTGGTATCAGCGAGACAACGAAGGGTTGGGTAGAAATAGAGGCGGACAACGTAGAACAAGCCAATGCTAAAGCTTATGAGGCATGGAGTAACGGAGAGGCTTTTATGGACGAGAAGAACTCTGAATGTTCCGTTGAGTGTACATATCTGAAAAGCCTGTAAACGGTTCTCTGTGCCCGACAAGCACAGAAACCACTATTATTAACCAAAAAACTATAAAGATATGAATACAGTTAAAGATGGATATGATGTTATCAAAAGCCTGCGTCCTGCGCCTATCGACCAGACGAACGTCATGGAAGACAGTCTACTTGACTTGCTGTTCGATGGCAGCAGATACATACAGGAGGGCCACAAGGCTGTTGGCTTTATCAACAACCTTCCTTCTATCGTTTCTGTTTACGACAACTGCCTTGCTGTATCACTCATCCCGAACAACTCTCCCGAAGAGGAGGTTGACGAATGGGCTGTCCGTGTTGTAAACTCTTTCTCTACCCAGCGCTTAGACGAAGTGAGAAAGTTCGAGTATGTGAGCCTGTTCAATTTCCACGAGGGACTTGTCTGTACCTATATGGTTACGCGAGGTGTTGTTGAGTTGCAGTTTCATTTCACAGACTAAGCCAAAAGCCTCGTCACAAGGTTGATGAGGTGCATTATTAACCAAAAAACAAAAAAAGAATTATGAAAGAAATCAACGTAAATCCGAGAAGATACGTAAAGGCTATCATTGAAGGAAATGATATCGTCGAGAAATCAATTCTCGATGTAATCTTTGATAAGCCGTATATCAGTAACAAATTCCATCTTGGTTTTGTCGAAGATGTACCTACAATGATAGAAATCAACGGAAACTACATGTACATCAGAAAGCTGCATTGTTACGACCCTGTTGAATGGGGAAGGGAGATTGTCAAACGATTGACTGGGTATGCAGAAAACAACATAAATATTGGTCATACAAAGCAGTATCTCGAAGAAACTATGGCAAATCCTTTAATCTACACGCTCTTCCTTGGTAACGATTTTTTAACTGTAAAACTGAACTATAATGTAGAAGTAGATACAGACTAAGCCAAAACCTGGCTGTGAGTTATACAACTCCAGCCTTCCATTGTCTAACCATTTAAATATTTTGAATTATGACAACAGTAAGAAAAGCAACAAAAATCCTGAAAGCTTCCGATATCATGAAGAAGAAGGGTATCGTCCAGAAGCAGATGGACATGAGTAAGTTCAATGAGGTCGTGGAGGATTTCTTTATGACCCACGAACCAAAGGAAACAATTCTCCTCACTCCGAAAAGATTTATCGAGATGGACAACCCTCCCGAGGGAGATTTCATCGACTATCTCGACGTGAGCGTGTGGGAGAAGAAATGCGATGACCCAGACGATCCGTTTGACTTTATAGACTATCAGTGCATGAAAAAGAACGGAACGCTACGTCCGATGCTTATTGTCAACGAGCCGTTCATCGGCAATGCTGCCGGGTGGCTGAGAGATTTTTGTGGATTCTCTGTCAAGAGCAGAACACGAAAAAAGAAAAAGGAATACATCGTGTCTCTGCCGGTGTAAAAGCCAAACAAGGCGTGGAACATTATTGTTTCACGCTCCTATTATTAACCAATAAAACTTAAAGATATGAATGATTTTTTGAAATTAGCAGAGGATTTAGACTGGAGCTATAACGTTAGCGATACACCTAACGAAAGAGGTGAGGTTTGCGTCGAGTTAGAGAAGTATTCCCCACAAGACCAGGATTTTATCGCCACTATTTGGTTTGAGAACGAAAATGAACAGGATTTTATAGATAAACTCCGTAATTATTGGGAAGACTACGATCCAGACGAGGAAGCTGTTGCTTGGGTTGGAAATGACGGACATGGCAAAAACGGTGCTCCTTATAGTCTTAGAGATGTTCTTAATGACATGGAAGACTGCAAGAGCATGCTCCGTGAGCTGTATATTGCATTTTACAACAAGGCTTACCCAGACAATAAAATAGGGGAATACGACAAATGCCTTACACTTGATGACAAGGAGTACAATATGACCGATGACGAACGGAGTGCGGTCTACGGCATTCTCTCATCAATCGACAATGTTCGTACATTCGCATCCAGTCTTCCATGTCGTTGTGGCTACGATTACCTTCGTATGGAAATCGAAGAGACGGCAGACCGGTTCAAAGAGCAAGTTCGCAATAAACTTGAACAGAGCTTCCTTAACAGATAAGTCAAACAAAACATTAAGAATTATGGATAAGAAAGAATTGAAAGACAAGATTTACAGTATGCGCAGTTATGACCTAATTGAGCTTGCGTGTACCATCAGGGAAATCATGAAAGAATACGGTGTCTTTAATATAAAACTCAAACAGCCGGTTCTTTGCTACAGAGAACTCTATGAGGCAACCTCGATTGCTATAAGCGATACTTATACCGCTATACCAGTCATTACTCTAACCTTGAGAACCTGCAATAGAGTTAAGAAAGAAGTTCTTGCAGCAGACTACCCCTGGATGGATTTTGAATCACTCGCAAGAATAGTCTCAGAGCTTAACGATGAGCTTGAAGGTTAAATTAGCGTTAAAAACGGCAAAGGTTTGGTTTATACTGAAAAATATCAATAACTTTGCTGTCAATCTAACCAAAATATTTTAGAATTATGAAAGAGATTCATTTAAAAACAAGAGACTGGGAGAGGCTTCTCACCTACGAACAGCAGCAGAAGTACAAGTATGCGATAAAACAGGGGTGGTTCTCAGACTATCACGGTTCTTCGTGGCGGCATGATACCTTTTATGGCGCATATATCTGGAAACACCCTAAGTATATCAATGTTGTACGCACATTTTCTGATCTTGTTGGGCACAAGCCACTGTGGTCCGATGTTACAGACGACAATCTTCGTGACTTGACCGAAAAAATACAGGAACTTTACGCACCTAACTCTTCAAGAACGATATGCGCTACAATAAAAGCTGTCATAAGGGAGAACGACGAGAAGGGCATACGGAGCAGCAAGTTCGACTCCATACTTAGGGTTAAACGAGTCCCAGTTCAGGCTGTATATCTTGATGATAACGAGATACAGAGACTTATCGACTATATCCCTCATGGATCTGTTGAGCGGTACGTTAAGCGAATGTTCATTCTTGAGTGCTTGTGCGGTGCCCGCCTGAGCGATTGCCACAACATCACGCCCGAGAATATTGATGACACAGGGAAATATATCGTCTATGTCGCTCAGAAAACAAAAGCGGAGGTGAGAGTTCCTCTTCACAAGAAGCTACGGCCATTCCTTGTATGTGGAACAGCAGACGAGCCTGTTGGAGGAGTTGTTGACGTTTACTTCAACAAGGTTCTGCGGGAAATATGTAGTAACTGCGGAATTGATACTCGTGTCAAGGTATTCAAATGCGGTAAGTACGAATCTGGACCAAAGTTCAAGTTCGTGTCTTCGCACACGGGTAGACGCTCGTTCGCGACAAACCTGTCAAAAAAAGGAGTGCCGGTCGAGCAGATTGCAATCATGATGGGGCACGCCAACGGAGGCAAGCCAAATATCGAAATGACACAGCGTTACATTGTGGGAAAGACAAATATCGACACAAGAACCTTGCGCGTTTTCGGTATTTACGACGATGATTACAATAGCGTCGGCGATGAATGCTAAACAGAGAGGAGGGTAGAACCTCCCTCGCTATTAACTAAAACTTTACAAATATGGATTACGGAGAAGAATACAAAGAGAAGTTGACCAACCTTGGCAGGTGGCAGCTTTTGAGAGAAGCAAATAAAATGAGAAGAAAACTTTTAGCGTTTTCCGAACTTGGGGATGTTGATAAAGCATTTAAAAACCTCAACGAGAATGAATGGTTGAAGAATGTTATTGACGCAAAGAGCAGACAGATCGGCATTGCGAGAAGTTTAATAATGGACGAGCTCGAAAAGAGGGGTATTGATACAGGAGGTAAGTATCTTACAATGCTTACGGCCCTGAAAATCCTTCTTGGCATTGAGCAGTTCAGAGATAATAACCACAAATAATTTAGAATTATGAAAAAAGAAGAAGCTATAGCTTATAGAGAAAGCCTAAAAAACATGACAAAAGGGGAACTTATCAAGAACTCTATGTCATTGAAGAGGCGACTCGACAAACTATCTGGCATCTGTGACGTAGAAGATACATACAGAGCTATGATAGAGCAGGGACAGGCAGAGCGCAAGGCAGAGAAACTTGAAAAGGAAGCATCTTGTGTATCTGACCTCATCAAGAATGAACTAATAAAGAGAGGGGTGCGCTTCGAACCTTGGTTTTCGGCCACCCATCTCACAAATTTACTGATAGATAGTATTAACCACAAATAATTAAGAATTATGTTAGAAGGAGTAGAAAAGGAAACGCTCGAAAAGTGGGCAAAGGAGTGTAATGAGAAGTATCATAAACTTTTCATACAAACTCTTCAAAAGCCTTTGTTGGGCGAGATTGGAACGAACGGACAGATGATCAAAGAGCTTAAAGACCTAAACATGAGCTACATTGAAGAAATGAGCGACTACACAGATGATTTTGTCAGCGACCTTGATGGTGGTTTTATTGAGCACTTCGAGAAAGCAGAGGAGAATGGAATAAACGTCATACAGGAAGCAAAAGAGTGCCTTTTTACCCTTAAATCCGTAGACGATATGCTTAATGCTAAACATTGGGTCAACGAAGATGGCCATATATGCGACGAAGAAGGCAATAGACTTTCCGAAGACAGAGAGCATCGAGTGTTCGAGGTTATCAAGGGAGGCAAGCATGATGATTAGCTAAAACCGGGGAGTAGAAATACTCCCTGACAAAGATATTTTCCACAAAGCGGAAATGAGGCTGCGCTATCGGCCATACGGGTAAATTAGACAAAAAGTTTCTTCCTCTCTTGCCCGTGAGGGTAGGAGAGGATTAAGAAAACAACCCAGATTAGCCAAACAGGGAGCTTTAACTTCTACTATTATTAACTTTTTAAAATTAAGAATTATGGCAAATTGGGCATCAACAAGCTATCGTATTGAAGGCAACCAGAAGGACCTTCAGGAGTTAAACAACCTTTGCAAGGCGTTTATGAACAAAGAGCGTCCTGTAATGGAGGAAGGAGCGTCTGAGAACTGGGAAGGAAACATCATCCTGGCTCTTGGCGAGGAAATTGGTGACAGCTACATTCGCGGATTCATCCAGGATATCGAGCTGTCAGATGGCCTCCTGAGCATCGAAGCAGAGGAGGCATGGGGAGCAACGGACTTCAATAAACTCCTCGAAAAACACTATGACGGCATGAAAGTGTACTTTATAGTGGAAGAGGAAGGGTGTGAGGTCTATGCTACAAACGACGCAGAAGGAAAATACTTCAACTGTCTCTCTGTATTGACTTCATGTGTAGATGGAGAATATCACAGAGAAGAGTTTAGAACAGAGAACGAGGCATTGAAATATGCAGCAAAGTTAATCGGACGCACTTCGGTCACGAAAGATGAAATCGAAGAGTGGAACGAAGAACACGAAGATAGCGACGAATATATTAACATCAACGGGTTTGAGCTCGTTGACTAACCAATTTAGCCCTACGCATCACGGTTAAGCGGATTTAATATGACAACAAAGAATATAGTAATAGCTAAGAACAAGATAGATAATGTCTATCAGTTGGTTAACGACTTGATTAGCTATCATGGTATGGATATATTAGACTTGGCATATCCTAAGCACGATGGCGAGCAAGACGCTAACGCTGTCGCAGAAATGATGATGCTCAGACAATGTGCGAACAGCCTGTCAAAGGCTTGCGACATCCTTGTAGACAAACTCACGGATGCTATCGGTGACGAAGAAGAGTATGAGAATAAATAACACATCACAATATGAAGAAGTTTATTTTGCAATTAGGTAAAGAAAGCGAGGTGTGCAACAATGTAGAAGAAGCTAAGAAGTTTATTAGCAGATTTGGACATCTAACGAGTGCAGGCGAAAAGCGAATTACAGGCATATTCGATGGTACAATAAAGGTAACAAGGGACTTTGCATGGATGATGCCAAAGCATATACCAGAACTTATACTATATCCCGAGCAGTCTTGTAGAATGTGGGTAAAGCCGATTTCTATAATAGAAGAGAACGGATATTCGCTTGAACAGAGCATAGGTGGGTCCTGGAGATTGATGAGAGATGACGTTCTTATATACGACGATCCTGCTTGCGAAGACCTCAACGAAGACGAGGCTACAGCAGTAGCGTTCTTCACTGGATACTTTAAGGAATACGTGAAGTCATACTCCATGGATTACGAAAACTATCACGTTAATATTACAGAGGATAGTGAGTATTATCATATTGATTTCCGTACAGGTTTAGGCGAGGCGCATTACCTCAAGAGTGATTGGACTCTCGGAGAAGCGCTCAAAGATCAAGCCGAGATGTAATATAATATTTGCTTAGAATATTAACAAACTTTACAAATTATGAAGAAGATTTTATTTGCACTTGCTTTCATCATGTCGTGTGGCTTCTGTTTCTCGCAGAATACAGTTGCAGACATAGAGTTTGGGAAGACGTCATACGAAGAAGCGGTGCCGAAGCTGACTTATAGATTTGGTGAACCCGCTTTCGAGGATACGGATAACAGAATCATAATTTTTGCCGGTCTTCGATATTCTGGATTTTGGTTCGATAGGGCATGGTTCTTCTTTGAGAGCACCACATCGCACAATGTATTCAATAAATGCTGGATGATTGCTAATTTTAATAATGCTAAAGAGGCAAAGGACTTTAGGGATAATATTGCATCGAAAGTTGGTGAGAAATACAATGTTGAGGCAAAAATAGATCCAGAGACGAAGTTTAAAGACTATTACGTAGGGACATCACCCACAGATTCAACCAAGCCCTATATGAAAATATCGACTCGAAGCGACGGTAATGGCACATATACAACAGGCATTGACTATGGACCATTCGAGTATATAAACGAAAATTTCCAACAACAGTTTCAGCCCTCGACATCACGGTTAAGTCAATAGATATGAGTGAAAAACTAGTAGTAAAGATTCTCATGATAGCCGGGAATATTGTCGCTGTTATATCTGCATTGGTTGTCCTCTACAATATAGGCGTAGCAATATTTGACTCAGACCTCAAGGCTTATGCCGCAATAGATAGAATCCCAATCGGCATTGCTTCCTTTCTATCATCCGTCGTACTCATCGGTTTCGCGTATATCGTAAAACACGTGTGCGAAGTCAAGGATTAATTCAAACAACTAGCCGCTTATCCACTTATAGATAGGCGGCTTTTTTATTAAAAATCGCAAAAATATAACGAGGATACAGAATATTTTCGTATCTTTGCAATGTTCAATAAATAATCGTGGCGAGGTTGGAAGCTCTGCCACAAAACGGCGGAGCATTTTTATGCTCGCTTATCTTACGAGAATACGGTATAACCATATATCAAAGATATTGGTGTATCGCCCCTTGGGTGTATTGTAATGGTGCATCCGTGCTTTCCACGATTAGGCATTGAACAAAGGGTAGCGATACACTTTTTGTGTATCAACCCTACATTTGTTTAACGTTCAAAAATAATCGTAATGAACGAAAATTTAATTTTAACAAAGGATAGTGTTCCATCTGACATCGAACGCTACTTCCGCGGTGTGTTGGCATTAGACCAACAAGACAAAGTGTTTTCTGTAAACCTTGATGATGTTTGGCAGTTGGTTTACTCAGAAAGAGGTAAGGCGGTAAAGGCTTTAAAACAGAACTTCATTGACAATGTGGACTATATCAGTATTGCCCAGTCGGGCAAAACTGCTACAGGTGGTTTCAAGAAGATTGACTATTATCTCACCTCCGCCTGTCTGGAATATTTTGTAGCCCGTAAGGTTCGCCCAGTATTCGAGGTTTATCGTAGAGTGTTTCATCACGCTGTTGCGCAAGTTCAGCAGCCATCTTTGCAGGAGCAGATTCAAGCCAACCTCACCTTTGCGGATTGGGCTATCAAGACCCTCAACATCAACGAGGCATCCAAACTTGGATGGGCGAAGAAGATTAGCGACAAGTTCGGTTTGGCTGCCGAATTACCAGATGCAGTAAACGCAGGAACGGAAAAGCCGATCACCCACGCTGCCACAGACTTATTGAAGTCACACAACGTTGGCATCTCTGCACAAGCTTTCAATCGTATGCTTGAGCTCAAAGGAGTGGTAAAGCACGCAACACGCCCAGGAAAGCAGGGAAAGGTGCATAGCTGGTATGTTATTACTCCAGCCTTTGACAAGTACGGACAGAATCAGCAAGACCCGAAGTTCCAACAGCAGACGCAGATACGTTGGTATGACGCCACATTCAACGAATTACTCACCCTCGTTGGACTTAACAGACAAACATTATTAAACTTAAAGTAAAAGGAGATTAAACTATGAATGAGAATAACGTAAATTACGACATGCTTGAGAATGTAAAACAGCCAAGACTCGCCAAGACACTCATCAAACTGAGCGAGGTATACAGAGAGTATATGAAAGAGACAAACATGGCTTGTGAGAAATTAGGAGTTCCATGCGACAGACAGCAGAACAACTTTATCATAAGCTACAATAAGTTGACTGCCATCATCACAGGGACAATAGCTTCAATAATGGACGTGGAGGTAAACGAGGCTGTCAGTATATAAGACTAAAATAGCTCACGAATTTCTACTTAACCTCGCTTGGCACAAGCTGTCGAGCGAGGTTTTTTCATTGAAAAAAATCTAAAAATGTTAAAATCTTACTTTTCCAAAAAGCCCCGTAAATATGCCTAAATATCAAATACGAAACTTATCTACGCCTAAACCTTGTTAATGTAAAAATTGCCAAATTTGGCGATAAAAAATCTATTGCGTACCTTTGTAGCGCTTATCAGAAATCGCTCGCTGATAAATTGAATATGCTTTATCTTAGTGGCTTTTGCCACTCCATGATATACCCTATCCAATACTCGGAGAGCGACTGAGTAGAGGATAGGGTAAATTCTTTTATCCTATTCCTCGAAGTCAAGGTGGAAGAGACGGCTAAATACACCACGCACACCAAGACTTTAAATGCAAGTGGGACTCATGGCAAAAGTGCAGGGTTTAATCGCAGAAGGCACGAGAAGGGTGGATGCTACAATCCGAAAGCTGCGACGCTGAAGCACGTGTAGTTCGTGTAGAGGTCGAATGAAGGGTCAATATACTGGGTCCATGCCATTCGAGGAATCCCACGCCTACAAGTTTTTTCTTGTGGGTAAGGGGGATTCTCTCAATCAGCTATCTGCAACCTGTTCCATATTCTTTAAATAATGTAAGTATAAATTTAAATAAAATATTATATCATGGATAAAGATAAAGAAAATAATATTATTATACCCACGCGCGAGGAGTTTGAGGACTTCTGCTCACTGAAGCTTGGGTATAATGACAGAGAGTTTACATCAGAATTGTGGAAAACCTGCCAAAAAGTTGGTTGGAGGAAGAAAAACGGCGACCCTCCGAAGAGCTGGCAGATACTGGTTATATGCTATAATGGCATCGTGCTTCCAAAATTCGGTCGCAAACCATACAAACGAGCATCTGTATCAGAAAAAAGCGGAGAAGAGGAGTTCCCGGATAACGGCATGCACTATATCGCCTATACTGATGGTAGCTGTGAAAACAAATCATCCAGAAAGGCAGGTGGATCCGCCTATGTCCTGATTAAGGATGAAGAGGTTGTTAGAGTCAAGAATCACGGCCAACTCAACACTACGAACAATCGTATGGAGCTGCTTGCCATAATTTCTGCGGTCAATGCCTGCCCGGACGGCGCCTTTGTTGATGTTTATACTGATAGCAAATATAGCATACTGACCCTTGAGAAGACGTACAAGCCGGATATAAACGGTGACCTGTGGGAACTATACCAAAAGCATTCTCGCCACGTTGCTGGAGTTCGCTTGCATTGGGTTAAAGGCCACAACGGAGATCATTATAACGAGATGGCAGACGAAATGGCGTACGGAGCGTATTGCGAGATTTGCGACAAATATGGAATAAAGAAAAGTAATAGACACTAATCTTCTATCCTATATTTTTTATTGGTATAGAGGTGTTGCATATATAAATATAAAATATTGAGATTATGAACATCAGACTGAACAATAGGACTGGCCGTCTGGAAATCAGAACCAGGAAGATGATAATAGCCTTCAGCTGTGATATTCTGAAAGGTTCTTATTACCTTGTCCCGACGGTGAGGCTTGATAATAGCAGGGCATACGGAGAGAAGAGCTTCTGGTTCTTATTCCTAAGTGCTTTTGTGTTGATTGACATTTTTAAAATTAAATAGATAAAACAAAGAATACAAATGCCTATGTGGTGTAGACGAAAACATAGATGAAGCCTGCGATAAAGTAAAAAGTATGGTTCAATCTTAAACAATCAACAAGAACGATTATGAGAACAATGACAAGAAACAAGGCGGCAGAAGCGCTTGGCGTAACTCCGCAGACTATAAGCAACTATGTGAAAGAGGGTATCCTTGGCGGCTTCATCGGCATCAAGAATACCCTGTACGTAAATGCCGACGACGTAGATAAGTATCTCAAGAAATACAGGTTTATCGCCGTCAAGGAGGAGATGATCGACCGCAAGCTCCGGGAACTGAAAGACAGAGAGAACGAAATCAACGACCGACTGGCAGACACAAGGAAAGAACTTCTTGGAGCGAAAAGCCACAAAACACCAGGTGCAATCACACTCGCAAAGGCGCTGTTCCGTGCAGCCATGATACCGCGCCTGTCAACTCGTGAAATGGATATTATTGACATGTACATCGAGGGGGAGAGCCTACAGGAAATCGCAGACGTATTCTCTCTTACAAGCACACGTGTCAACCAGATTCTCGCAAAGGCGCTGCGGAAATTCACGGAACAGACTGGCGAGATAACCGCAAATCTCAGAGAAAACAGTGATCTTGAGGCGGAAATCCGCTCGCTAAGGCTCTCTATGGCTGCTCTCAAAAAGGATTACAATGACTACCGGCTCAGTCACGGCGACACAGAGGATGAGAGCCTGTTCTCTCCGCCAGAAATCCTGCTGAAACCCATAGAGGAATGCGGCTTCTCCAGAAGGGTCATCTCTGTACTCAACTGGGATAAAGTCTACGATGTCAACGGCCTTGTGACGAAGTTCTTCTGCCTTGACGACATACTGAAACTCCGCAACATCGGCAGAGGAAGCCTATACGAGATTAAGTTCTTCATAGAGAAGCACGGACTGTTGTTCATACGACCGGAAGAGAGTACATCTCAGTACTATCGCCGTCTGAACCTGAGTATCGCCATGAACGACAGCGGGATAAAGTCAGATTAGAATATTGTTGTTATAAGTTAGTTTTTAAGGTTAATAAGATTGTTTATCGGGAGTATGTCTGTTTTCGGACATACTCCCTGTTTTTTATTTTATGGCGTCCAACACCTTTCTGTTGGCCTCATCCACCTTCCTTGTGTCATATTTGATGTACGTCGAAGTTATCGCATTGTCCCAAAGCGAATGACCCAGAGAACGGCCTATAACCTCCATTGGAATATCCATCTCGCTTGCGATCGTTGCCCAGGTGTGTCTGCTCCAGTAGCTTGTTATATCCTTCTCGACAGGGTGTATTGTGACATAATAGCTGTGTCGCTCCTTTTCTCCTATTGTACGAAGGTGTCTTGTCATGTTGTTTGCGAAGGTGTTTGTAAGAGTCGTTCCCGCCTCCTCCAGGAAACTGAGAAGATAGTCCTTCTTCCTGCTCTTATGCCGGCTTATTATCTCCATTGCCTCAGGCTCAACCTTGATGTCGTACAACTTTCCTGTCTTGTTGCGCTTGTAGCTTATACGTCCATTCTTCAAAGCCGTCTTTGGAAGGAACAGCAGGTCGCTTATGTTGATACCGATGAGGTAGAAACATAGCATGAAGCAATCTCTGTACATGGCCTTCTTCCCGGTCAGCCTGAAATCCCTTATCGCACGCAGCTGTTCAAGGGTCAGGCAGCGCTTTTTGGTCTGCTCCTTTCTCAGCGTGATACCACGGAACGGATACTTGTCAGTCAGTTCGTCGTCTATAGCCTTGTTGAAGGCGAACTTCATAATCTGAATGTCGGTAGATATTCCATTCACAGACCTTCCCTTACTCTTCTCGTGGTCGATATAAGAAAGTACCCACTTCTTGTCAATAGTGTTAAAGTTACAGTTCTTGTCGTAAGCCTCAATCGTTCTCGCCACTCGCTCGTAGTTTCTTCTCGTGTTGTATTTACCCTTCGTTTCTGCAACTTTAAGTATATACCCAACAAACGAACCTTGATCCGTCTTCTTTGCGCCCTTGACGATTTCCGTTACATGACATTTTAGCTCATCTGCCGTCTCGTCCTTGTGGTTTAAAATGTAATCCTCTACGTCCGCATAGAGAGTCGCAAGCCTTGCGGTCTTCGCCTTTGCGTTTCGGTCCGACTTTGGGAATATCAACCCGGAAAACTTTTCAGTTGTTTGCAAACCTGTGTAGACATAGAATCTCTTGTACTTAAAGGTTATAGAAAAGAACACCTTTAGATCCCTTTTGTTTACATAAATCTTCATTGCATGATTTCCTTTCGTTATCTAACGCTTCAGTCCAATCAGCCTGTTTGATTTTTGTTTGCATATTGTTTGCATTTTATAATATATTTGGGCGTATTTACGGGGCTTTTCGGGCTGTTTTTTACATTTTTAGCGCATCAGTTTTAATGTTTATACTATTGAAAATCAGTGAGTTAAGTAGCGTTGTCGCCCAATACGTTACAGTTATCATTAACTTAAAAGTTTATTGTATGTTATTTTCAAATTTGGATGCAAAGGTACAAAAAATATTTGTAAATCAGAAATTTAGTGATGAAAAGGACTTAATATTTAGTTAAAAACATGGATATTTTTTGTCAATCGAACAAAAAGGCATAAATTTGTAGACCAAAAACGATTTACAACTGATATGCGACAAGAAAACAATAAGTGGCAGAAGCGCGCTGACAGGGGAGGGTTTGGAGTCCCCAATGAGTATGACCATTATGTGGTCAGCAAGCCTGCGCCTCTGTTGGAATGGCTGTTGGAAAACGTCAAGAGTTCGAGCAAGACCAAAATCAAGCAGATACTGCAAGGCCGTGGCATCCGTGTGGACGGCAAGACGATCACCAAGTTCGACTATCCTCTGAGACCCGGCATGAAGATTGCCGTCAGCAAGTCGAAGAAGAACCAGGAAACCTTCAAGAGCAAGTATCTCAAGATTGTTTACGAAGACCGGTATTTGGTGGTGGTGGAAAAGCAGATCGGCATACTGAGTATGGCGGCTGGACATTCATCGCTCAATGTGAAGACCGTGCTCGACGACTACTTCCACAAAACCCGTCAGAACTGTCAGGCTCATGTGGTGCATCGACTCGACCGTGATACCAGCGGATTGATGATTTATGCCAAGGACAAGCAGACCGAACTTGCCTTGGAGGATGACTGGCATCACAACGTGTACGACCGCCGCTATGTGGCTTTGGTGTCGGGCGAGATGGAGGAAGATGAAGGAACTATAGCCAACTGGCTGAAGGACAATAAGGCATATATTACTTATAGCAGTGATACAGACAATGGCGGCAAATATGCTGTCACTCACTATCATACGCTTCAGCGCTCAACTGATTATTCTCTTGTAGAATTTAAATTGGAGACGGGGCGTAAGAACCAGATACGTGTTCATACTGCCGATATGGGGCATCCTGTATGTGGCGATATCAAATATGGAAATGGAGATGATCCTTGCCATCGCTTGTGCCTTCATGCCTATGTGCTTTGCTTCTATCATCCCGTTACGCATCAGCCCATGGAGTTTGAGACTCCTATCCCACCAGAATTTCGCCGAGCTTTGAAATCATAACATCTAAAGAAAAGACATGAATCATTTTGAATATTACGTTTTTGCCCTCATCGTGCTGATTGTGGGCTTCCTGATAGTGAAGAAAGTTGCTACCTGCTTGTTCAAGACAGTAGTAACTGTCATCGTG